CGGATAACCATCGATGTATTTGTTGTCGATGCAGATACACATCTGGGTTTGTGGTCACAATTCGCAATAGGTGCGCAAATTCCGTTAGGAGAGGGTAATGTCTGACAACCTTAACCTTGTGAAGCGTCAGCGCGAAATATCACAAGCCTCACACAAAGTGCGTGATAGTATTTACTATCCAGTAAATGGAGCCGCCGACGCATTAAAGGCGAAGGACGCGGAAATAGATTATTGGAAAAACCGCACCCGCGAGGCACTCGAAACAATAAAGGACAATGTCGCCCGCATCGCTGAACTAGAGGCAGCGTTAAAGCCGTTTGCTGATAAGGCAACAGCTTGCGAACAAAGATACTCTGACTTCATCCCAGAGGATGACCGCACGTTTGCTTTTACGCTTGGCGACCTACGCCAAGCCCGTAAGGTATTGGGAGAGGAGGAATGACCAGACAAGAAAAAGAAGCCCTCATCCTGCGTCTCGCTACATTCTTCGACGACGCTCCAACATATTTCACCATGAAAGACCTTGCGGAGATCGCCTTCGATTACATCGAGCCTCAGATCCGTGAGGAATGTGCCCGCTATGCGGAAGCCCTCGATCCCACCCACAACGTCGCGTCTGCAATCCGTCGAGCCCACCCATGACCCCAGAAGACATTGAGCGCGTTCCTGTCAACATCAAATGGACCCCCGAACTCGACGAAGAGCTTGAGCGGAGCATACACAATGGACTCTCTTACACCCAAATCGCCATCAAATTCTCCATCTCCAGATGCGCCGTTGCAGGACGCATCCATAGACTCCGCAAAGCAAAAAGAAGCGGAGCGCAAGTTGGCCGCAGCGGAAGGCCGTCGCTTGCGCCGAAACGCCTTGCACCGGGAGAGAATGGCGAATGACCCAGATTACAGGGAATACCAACGGTCCAGACGAGAAGCGTATCGACGTAAGAAGAAAGACGAAAAGGCAGAAGCCCGGAAAGCCCAAGCACAAATCCAAAGGGAAATTCCCCAAGGTGACAAAAAGCTCCCTCAAGACCATTCGCCGCTTGAGCGCCCTGCGCAGAAGAAAAAGCCGGGGAGAGTTTATATGATGTGTAAATGGTATGGCCTGTGACCTACGGTCACGCCTATCAGACCCACCTTATACTGAGTCTCGAGTGGGTTTAACTTTTTCCCCCAGCGCGCGATTATTTTCTTGCAATGGGTTTAACTTTATGGCACTATATCGAACGCACAAACAAAGGAGCCTTTTTGATGCGCACACTTAATCTCCCCCATGAAATCTCAGTCACAGTCGCCCAGCCTTACAAAGAAGGCTACGTTCTAACCGCAGCCGAAGCTGAAAAGCTCAACCAAGTCTTCGCCGACAGCATCCGCACATCTCTAATGTCCAAGCTCAAAAAGCTCAAAAAGCTCGATAACGACAGCGTAGACCATGCAGAGGTCGAGCATCAGTTCCAGCAGTTCGCTAACAACTACGCTTTTTCAATCCGCACACCGAAGAACGCAGCAGATCCCGTGGCGAAAGAGGCGCACAAAATCGCAAAGGAACAAGTGTTCGCATCGATCAGAAAGAAGGGCGGAAATCCTGCAGACTATTCTGCGGAACAAATCGCAGAATACGTCACGAAAGTTTTGCAGCACAAACCAGAAATCATGGAAGAAGCTGCAAGACGCATCGACTCAAGTCGTAAAATTGCCGGGGATCTTTTGGACGATCTTCTTGACGAGGCGGCATGATAAGAAACACGGCCAGCACCGCTGATGCGAAAGCTCAAGTGTTGGTCTTCGTTCAAGGTTCGACTCCTTGAAAACAGGGGCATATACCTCCCGCCCCTGCACTTGGGGGAGCAAGGCACTTCAATGTTCGACTTGCTCCCTCCTTTTAGAAAACAGAGTGCCCTTAAATGCGTGAAGCTGAACTCCTCTACGAAGCCTATCACTCCGACTTTGGAATAGAAGTCGAGCTTCTCGGCAATTACCAAGTATCACTGCAAAAACTATACGCAGCAAAACGTAAAGATCCTGACCTCGAAATCATCCAAATCTTCAAATCTCCCTCATCTCACAATCATATCTGGATAGTTAAAAACGACACTTTGCGCCATCCGAACGCGCCACAGGCGCAGACCATTAAACAAAACCCACAAGGCGACGGACCTCTTTACTCCCTAGCCGACCTTCTCGGAGATGACTAACATGGGCGCGAGGCTCGAAGACGAAACGACTAAAATTCACTTCCATATTTTCTCAAAGGATCTTGAACGAATTGACGCGCTTTTCTGCCGACAGGGGCACCGCACGGTCGGGCGCTCGAAAGCCCTTCGCCTCATAATCCATTCTTACCTTTCGCATCTGGAGAAGAAGTCAAATGCCAAACCAATCAAATTCGACCCCTCAATCGCAGACATCATTGCCTGACGGCGATCCGCTCGAGGAGGCCTCAACATTTTCCCTCGAAGAACTTATGAACCGCGCCCCGCAAATTTCTGACCTTGAGGCAGATCAAATCATCGCCTACCTCCGAGCCCAACGCGAAAAGTTCGCACAGCAAGAGGCAACGCCGAAAGTCAAAAAGGAGCGTAAGGCTCCCGCAAAAGGCCCAAAACCAAAACTATCCGTTGATGAATTACTCTCAGGCCTAGACTAAAAATTGCAGGAGCCATGCAATGACAACCGACGAATTAGAAGACCTCGTTATATCTCTGCGTCATCAAGCAGGGACGTGGATGGGAGACGAGGCGTGTGAGCAACTCGAGAGACTTATTCAATACACATTAAAAATCCACGAGCGCTCAACACTTATCGACGCAAAATTAAAGCAAGGCTATCGGTTCATTCAGACCGGCAGCGGTCAACATTCCACCAACTAAGTCAGGGACGCCCCATGACCACGAACAATTCACTCTCCAAAATCTCCCCCAACTTTCAGATTGCTTGGGACTCGACCTCAATAGGCGCATTCAAGACATGCCCGAGGCTCTACCAGTTGTCCATCCTTGAGGGCTGGCAACCACGCGAGATCAGCGTTCATCTAACCTTCGGCCTACACTTCCACTCAGCCCTTGAGAAATACGATCACTTGCGCTTTGGAGGCATGGACTATGACCAAGCACTTCGTGAAGTCGTGAAGTATGTGTTGACAATTACATGGGACGAGAAGAAAAATCGTCCGTGGATCTCAGACGATCCAAACAAAAATCGCCTCACGCTGCTCCGCTCGGTCATTTGGTATTTGCTGCAATTCGCAGATGACCCTATTGAAACGGTCCGTTTGGCTAATGGCAAACCAGCAGTTGAATTGTCCTTCCGCTTTGACAGTGGTTACACAACGTCCCACGGCGAAAGCATTTTGCTTTGCGGGCATTTGGACCGTTTAGCAATGCTGAACGGCAAGGCCTTCGTGCTTGACCGCAAGACTACAAAATCCACAATAAACTCGTCATTTTTTGACAAGTTTTCTCCCGACAACCAGATGACCCTTTACGCCATCGCCGGGAAGGTCGTTTACAACATCCAGATTGAAGGGATCATTGTTGACGGCGCGCAGATCGCACAATCATTCACACGCTTTCTGCGCGGCACAGTTCCAAGGTCCGAACCAGTCCTTGAAGAATGGTATTATGACCTCGGCCAATACCTTGCAACCGCAGAACTCTATGCCGCCAATGGCTACTGGCCGATGAACGACAAATCTTGTGGCCAGTATGGCGGTTGCCCGTTCCGCAAAATATGCAGCCTTCCGCCTTCTGTCCGACGCGAGTGGCTCCAAGCCGACTTCACCCGTCGCGTCTGGGACCCTCTCCAAGTCCGAGGTGACATTTGACAGACTTAATCATCGTCCTTGTCGGCACCTTCGTCATCACCATCACCCTCGCAGCTTTATGGAACCAATAACATGCCTCCACTTTCACAACATCATTCATCCACAACCACAAAGCTGCTTTTCGTTGGCGATAGCGGAGCGGGAAAGACAGGCGCATTGGCCAGCCTTGCATCCGCTGGGTTCAAGGTTCGTATTCTTGACCTTGACAACGGAGTAGATGTCCTACGCGACCTCCTCACCAACGGGAAATATTCAAAAGACGCCATTGAGAACGTCGAGTATGTGACCATCACTGAGCCTATGAAGAACCAAGGCGGCAAGTTGGTCCCCGCCAAGGCATCTGTCTGGCAGCGTGTCGCCGGGATGCTAGGCGATTGGAAAGATGGCGAACGCAGCCTTGGCTCCATCACCACATGGGACGACAACACAGTTCTTGTCATCGACAGTCTCACCATGCTTTCTGATGCCGCTCTGTCCTACATCCTCGCTATGAACGGACGCCTTGGTCAGCACCCGCACCAAGCCGATTGGGGCCTTGCGCAAGCATTGGTAGAGAACCTTTTGCGAATGCTCTACGACGAGGGAGTCAAGTGCAATGTGATTATAAATTGCCACATCAAACCTATGGGCGACGATAGCGGTCCGGAGCGTTACTACCCCAACACCCTCGGCAAAGCACTCCCACCAAAAGTCGGTCGTTATTTCAACACGGTTTTGCTTGCTCAAAGTTCTGGTCGTGGTGCAAATCTCAAACGCCAGATCTTCACGACATCACAAGGAACTATTGAATGCAAAAATACAGCGCCCTCGAAGGTAGCGCAGAGTTATCCGCTTGAGTCCGGCCTCGCCGATTACTTCAAGGCTGTGAGGGTATGACATGTATAAGAAAATAAACCAACACTGTGGTGAAACGAAAATATGCTCAGTTGATGGATGTAACTCCCCTATCAGGGGAAAGGGTTTGTGTTTAGTTCATTATTTCAGAGATAGGCGCAAACAAAAAGCCGCAGCTAAAAAAGCCAAAATGCCGAACATAGAAAAGCAACTTTATGAACAAGCTGTAAAAGAGGCTGTGCAAGAAGCTGTAAAGCGCGTTTTTCTTACGGAATATCCCGTCGGTAAATTAAGGAGTAGAATATCTACGGGAAAATACAAAATGATTTCAATTCCCGAACACAGACTTGTTGCTGAGAGAGCTTTGGGAAAAGCATTACCTCCGGGAAGCATTGTCCATCATATCAATCTGAATAAACAAGATAATAGACAGTGTAATTTGGTAGTTTGTCCAAATAACGAATACCACATGCTCATTCATAAACTGCAAGATCATTATAATTACTACGGAACACAACCGTAGTCACAAGTTTCCGCAGTCAAATGCGGAAAACCGGCCCATCACTGGGTCTATTTTAATGGAGAAAATGTATGTCAGTAAACTTCAAAGACCTCTTATCAACCAAACTCGATGACGTAAAAGCCCCTTCAGCATTACCCGAAGGCACTTATCATGGAACAATTTCATCCTTTGAATATGGAGACAACAATAAGAATAAGACGCCTTACGTTCGTTTCGCTCTTAAATTTCACTCAACCTCAGACGACGTAGATCCAAAGGACCTTGCAGACATCGACCTCGCGTCTCGCAAGCTCTCCACGGACTTCTACCTCACACCAGACGCCCGTTGGAGACTCAAGGAATTCCTTGTTTCTCTCGGCCTTAAAACCGACGGAGGTTCGTTCGACGAACTGATCCCAGAGGCAGTTGGACAGAGCGTGATCGCGTATGTCACGCAGCGTTTCAATCCAGAGCGCCCTGACGATCCGCCACGCAACAACATCAAGTCGGTAAAAGGTGAGGCATAAGGCTTACGCCTATTAATCACAGAGGGGGCGAGGAGCCATTTGCCCCCTCTACCCACAAACTCAAAGGCCCAACATGACCAGCATTGCTCTCAAAGACATTTGGATTGATCGCGGCACCCGCCAGCGCAAGGAAATCACCATTGATGATCTCCTCGAAAGCATCCCAAGACGTGGTGTGCTGGTCCCGATTATTGTGGTGGCCGAGCCCGGACCGGCAGAACAACCCTACAAACTAATCGCAGGTGAACGGCGCTACACGGCCAGCAGGAAGCTCGGCCTTCCCGACATCCCCGCAAGGCTCTTAACTGACCTCTCCCCCACAGAACAACGCATCGTGGAGCTTGAGGAAAATTTGCGCCGGAAGGATCTGGGTTGGCAGGACCAGTGTATCGCCATCGCCACGATCCACGATGTCCTTTCTCAGCAACATTCCGAGTCCGATTGGACCTACGCAAAGACTGCTGAAAACATCGGCTATGGTCAGGCATGGGTGCAAAGATGCTGCCGGATCGCAAAGGAACTCCACCGCGATAACGTCCGAACAATGGACACGGCAACGCGAGCCTACAATTTCCTGTCCCGTGAAGACGAGCGGGTGGCGGCTGATGCTGTTAGTAACATCCTGTCATCGGCGTCAAAAGCGGCCACCGACGCCTTCGACGGGGAAGGGGGGATCAATCCCCTTGACGATCTTTTGGACGCATCCACGGCCCCGGAAAAGCCCGCCAATGCGCCTTCAAAAAGCGCCCGCATTATCCCGCCCATCCTATCCCCGGAAACATCCATCCTTCAGCAATCTTTCCTCGACTGGGCCCCCTCTTATGACGGCGAACCCTTCAATCTAATCCACTGCGACTTCCCCTACGGCGTGAATGTTTTCGGGGGAAAGTGGTCAGGAAAACAAACGACATCTGGATACCAGGATACAGCAGACATCTATGAAAAACTCATCACATGCTTATGCGAGAACCTCGATAACATCATGGCACATAGCGGGCATCTGGTGTTTTGGCTCTCAGGGGACATCACGATACAAGCTAAAACTTTACAGATGTTTGCCGACCTTGCCCCTCAACTGGCGTTCTGCAACTTCCCACTTGTCTGGGTCAAGAGTGACAATGTTGGAATTGTGCCGGACCCCAAAAGGGAGCCCAGAAGGATTTACGAAACGGCACTGATCGCTTCCCGGGAAGACCGCCTTTTAGTCAAGCCCGTCAGCAACGCAATCTCTCACCCAACAAACAAGGAGCATCATCCACACACCAAACCAGAACCAGTGCTAAAACATTTCTTGTCAATGTTTGTGGACTCTAACACTCGCCTGTTAGACCCGACATGTGGTGGAGGCTCGGCCCTCCGCGTAGCTGAAGCCCTCGGAGCCGAACACGTTCTTGGCCTCGAGATCAACGACGAATACGTTGCGAACGCGAGAAGGGCGCTGCAGCATTTCCGTATTCACCAAAAAGCATCTTCAATTCAAAAGGAGCAAACAAATGAGCAATCCTAAAATCGCAGACAAACTCGATCTTGATCTTCTCGAAAACGCTTACATGAACATCAACGATACCGTCCCTCCACCATCTGCAAGGCCAAAGATTGTGACGACACAACAAGCACCAGCAACCAACCCCCAACTCGAAATCATTGCTGAAGGCATGAAGCGCGCAGAGCAACTCTTTGCCTCAAAGAACTCGGAATACGGCGATAGCGGAGACATTCTAGGCAACTTCCGTCGCCTTGCAGAGCAGCAGGGTGTTCCGATGTCAACTGCATGGATGTTCCTTGCCGGAAAGCACATCGACTCAATCCAGCAATACGTGATCGACACTCGCAACAACACATCACGTCATCGCTCACAACCATTCTCCGAGCGCATCGATGATCTTGTTGTGTATAGCCTTTTGCTGTTGGTCATCGCTGCTGAAGAAGGCGCATAATGTCATACTCCCCCACACTTCCATTCGCACATTCTTCTGGGCCCAAGGATGCAAAGATTGCAATTGTGGGGGAGGCATGGGGCGAGCAAGAGGCACTAATCGGCAAGCCCTTCCAAGGTTATTCCGGGCAAGAGCTAACTCGCATGTTGCAAGAGGCAGGTCTTTCCAGACGTGACTGCTTTTTGACAAATGTTCTCGCCCTTCGCCCACCAAACAATGACCTTGCAGCATTATGTTGCAATAAAACTTCTTGCGGGGAGGGTTATGCCCTCCCCCATCTGGGAAAAATCGGGCAATATCTAAAACCAGAATACCTTCCTGAGTTGGATCGGTTACGCGATGAACTTACCTCCGTGGCTCCAAACCTTATTATCGCTCTTGGTAGCACTGCTTGTTGGGCTTTGCTTTCTACTAATGGGATTGGCGCTTTACGAGGAACAGTTGCAACGTCAACTCTCGTTCCGCATAAGGTCCTCCCAACTTACCATCCCTCCGGGGTTTTACGGAACTGGGCATGGCGTCCTATCGCAATTGCCGATTTAATTAAGGCCAAGCGCGAAAGCGAATACCCTGAGATCAAACGCCCTTCCCGCAGAATTCTTGTCAACCCCACAATTGCTGAATGCCATGAGTGGATCGACCGCAACGTGCGCTCCGAATGTGCGTGTGACATCGAGACAAAGTTCGGGATGATCGAGATGGTTGGCTTTAGCGCCAGCCCGACCGACGCCATGGTTGTGCCATTCTGGGACAAGAACAAGGGCGGAAACTACTGGCCGTCGGCGAACGTAGAAGGCGATGCTCGCAAGGTTGTCAAGCGCCTCCTGGAAAATCCGTCCATAACAAAAATCTTCCAAAACGGCCTTTATGACTTGCAGTATTTAATCAAAGAGGGTTATAGGCCAAGAGGCTGTCGTGAAGACACAATGCTTTATCACCACGCCCTCTACCCGGAAATGCAGAAAGGTCTAGGTTTTCTAGGCTCGATCTACACGTCAGAACCAGCATGGAAAACCATGCGGGGCAAGAAAATAACGGAGATGAAGAAGGATGATTAAATGCAAAGCCGCAGACATTCTCTTTTCGAAGCCGTCATCAACACGGCCTCTGGTTTCGTAATTTCCCTTGTAGTTACAGAGTTCTTATTTCCCGTTTTCGACCTCCACCCATCCTTCGCAGCAAACTTTTACATCACCACAATCTTCACGATCATTAGCATAATCCGAAGTTACATCTGCCGAAGGATTTTCAATCACCTCCATATAAAAGGAGTTCTGTGATGTTTGTTATTGCGACAATGGCCGCAGGGTCATTCATTTATTACATCTTGACAGGATATGAAGGCGCATTCATGGGCTGGCTTGCTCTCCTCTGCATCATTTTAATGTTTGTATAATCATGCCCATCATCGAAACCTCTATGCTGCAGGAAGGCGTGACCCTTCCAGAAAATGAACAAATCTATAACGGACTCGACTGTTGTATTACCCACGAAGTGCTTGAGGCCATACGTGGCCTTGGCGAAGCTCCAAAAATCTACAACTTCGCTCGTGCCTTACAGGCCCCTGTTCTCGACATGATGCAGAGAGGATTTAAGATCGATGGATATGAAAGATCCAAAGGCATCGAAACACTCGAGAAAGAAATTGAGCGCCTTACGGGTTTGTTGGACCGTCTTGCAGATGCTGTTTGGGACAAGCCCCTTAAAGCAAACTCACCAAAGATGCTCCAAGAATTCTTCTTCACCCATATGCGAATTCCAGAAATCTGGACCTCAAAGAAAGGCGAGCGCAAGCTCTCAATGGACCGAGAGGCACTCGAAAAGCTCGACAACTACTATCATGCAAGGCCAATTGTTGCGACTATTCTGGCCATAAGAGACGCCGTTAAACAACTTTCAGTTCTTCGCACCGAGGTCGATCCAGATGGTAGAATGCGCACTTCATACAATGTTGCGGGCACAGAGACGGGGCGCTTTAGCAGTTCAACAAACGCTTTTGGCACTGGCACAAACCTACAAAACATCACCGCATCTCTCCGAAAAATGTTCATCGCAGATCCTGGGTATAAAATCTGCGGGATCGATCTGGAACAAGCTGAAAGCCGTGAAGTTGGATGGCTTTCTGGCATCATTTGCAATGACTGGTCTTACCTTGACGCCTGTTATAGTGGTGATCTCCATACCCTTGTTGCACAAACAGCTTGGCCTTCCCTCGGATGGGGCTCTGATCCGAAACGCAATCGCCAAATCGCTGACACACCGTTCTACCGAAACCTCACCTACCGGGATATGGCAAAGAAACTCGGCCATGGAAGCAATTACCGAGGCCTTCCCCCGACCATGGCTCGACACGCAAAAATCCCCACCGCCACAGCCGAACAATTCCAACGAGCCTATTTCGAGCGATTTGCGGGAATACCAAAGTGGCACCGATGGGTTGCTCAACAACTCCAAACAACCCACAGCATCACCACGCCCCTCGGACGCCAAAGAACATTCTTCGGCCGTGCGAACGACGACACGACGCTCCGGGAAGCGATTGCGTTCTCACCGCAGAGCGCGACGGCGGATAGGCTGAACTTAGTCCTTTGGCGAATTTGGAATTACATGCCGCATGTCCAATTGTTAGCGCAGGTGCACGATGCAGCATATATCCAATTTCCAGAACATTTAGATGAACAAGAAGTTGTAGCTGAAGCCCTTTCGCATTTCGATATTCCTATGGAAAGCTGTGGGCACAAATTAGTAGTTCCCGGCGAAGCTAAAATAGGCTGGAATTGGGGCAATTATCATCCAGACACAAACCCAGATGGATTAAAGAAATGGAGCAAGGACAAGACAGACGCTCGCAAGAGAACTCCAATTTTGCAGCAAAAGTTGTGAAGATAGATCAAGCCTATCTAAAGCATCACTTAATTTACAATCCAGAAACTGGCCAAGTCTTTAGAAAAAGATCTGGAAAATTAATCACGAGTATTCACAGTGGGGGGCATTTACAAATCAATTTGAATACAGGGGTTGTTAAATTATTGCACAGAGTGATCTGGTGCTACATGACAGGTAAGTGGCCTTCACAGCAAATAGATCATATAGATGGCAATCCAAAAAATAATAAGTGGAATAATTTAAGACTTGCTACAAATACTCAAAATTCTCGAAATAGTGCAAAGCCAATAAACAACACATCTGGTTATAAAGGTGTGTCCTTTGTTGCTCGCTTAAACAAATACCGCGCAACAATAATGATTGATAGAAAAAGTCTCCATCTCGGATGTTTTTCTGATCCAAAAGACGCAGCGCAGGCATACAACGAAGCTGCCAAAAAATACTTCGGGGAATTTGCTCTCCTAAACAATATTTAAGAGGGATCTGGGGCCGTGGATTTTGTAGATCAATTTGTAAAGTTTACTGAAGAACGCCCTTCCCCGGAAATTTTCCGTAAGTGGGCCGCAATCACAACGCTATCAGGTGCGCTCGAAAAGCGCGTCTGGACGATGACAAAAGCAGGTCCACAGTTCGCAAATCTCTACGTGATGCTTGTGGCCCCTCCGGGTGTGGGCAAATCACAGGCGATCAATCCTGCAGAGCAGTTGCTGAAGTCCACAAAGAAATACAACATCGCACCAAACAGCGTGACCGCTGCAAGCTTCATTGATGCACTTGTCAAGGCGCATAGGACTGTGCTTCTCCCTGACAACAAACTTCTACAATACCATCACATCTTTGTGTTCGCTGCAGAACTCGGAGTCTTTCTCAACACTCACGATCTAAACTTTCTTTCGATCATTAATGAATTGTTCGATCATAAAGACTCCTACCGGGAAGAACGCAGACATTCGCTCAAAGATCCCATCGACATTCCAAAGCCCATGACAACTCTCCTTGTGGGATCACAGCCGGGATTTCTTGCCACCTTGCTCCCCGACGCTGCATGGACGATGGGTTGGACCTCACGGATGTTAATGGTGTATTCGTCCACTGCCCCCGATGTTCCGCTCTTTGGTGAATACAAAAACCAAGACAAGATCATGTCGGGACTTGTAAAGAAGCTCGATGAAGTCGCAGACTATTATGGTGAAATGAAATGGGATCAATCCGCGATTGCGGAGATGGAACGCTGGCGTAAAGACAAATGGGCCCCGGTTCCTGACCACCCAAAACTCGCAAACTATCTTCCACGTCGCGGGACGATCTTCATGGTCAAGCTCGCAATGGTCGCCGCAATGTCAAGAGGTGAGACGCTTGCCATTAGGTTGCAGGATGTCGAGAGGGCAAGAGGTTGGTTGTTAGAAATTGAGAGTCTCATGCCTTGCATTTTCCGCGACATGATTATGCGCTCCGACGATCAAGTTATCGAAGAAGTCTTCCAGTATTCTTTCGAGATATATTTAAAGCACCGGACGCCGCTTGCATCCGCTCAGATCCTGCGCTTTTTAGCTCAACGCACTCCCGCCGAAAAGGCCGAACGGATTTTGTCTTTGATGGAAAAGTCTGGGATTTTTGAGCGTGTGGCGGGCACGGAAACTTACATTCCTCGCGCCCGCAATATGCACGGATTAGCATAACATTAAATTCTTAGACCCATTCTATACTGAGTCTAAAGTGGGCTTAATATTTTATGCAGTAAAGCAAAGATGCGTTTGCAGGAGCAGTTTCTGTTGCACCACCTGTTGTTGACGTGTTCACGGAGATACCAGTTGTGTTTGAATAAGTATTTCCAGCAACATTTCCCGGAGAAGCTTGAGTTCCGAAAGACTCAAATCTACTTACAGAGCCCGCAGCTCCGGTAGCAAAACCAGTGCTGTTTGCAGAAAGAGAATGAGCATGACCCGGATCTGTTACGGTATGCGCGTGATTTAAATATGTATCACTTACATAAGAACCTAAAATACCAGTAGGGTATCCACCTGCAGTTAAATTAACAGCAGCGTTCGCCCCTGCACCTCTCACAAATACACCTCGCAAATCTGGTAACACAACATATCCAGCACTTGTTCCCCAAGTTGTGCCGATTGCGTTATAAAGTGCAGAATAAATTGAGGCAGAAACCGGAGCTCCGTTTGCAGGAAGCCAGCCTGACGGACATGTTCCCATCGCAAAAGTTCGAACTTCTCCACTATATGATTGAGTATTATTGGTCACAAGTTGAAGTTGGCCAGATGTAGAATAATAAGTCACACCAATGACATTGCCTGCAGCGACTTCACCTCCAGAAAGAAGTGAGGTGCCACCGGTTGTTGTCTTTACGACAGCAAGTAGAGTTCCAGCATTTACAGAAAGTGTGAGGTTTGATGTATTGGTGTAACCAGCAACAAAGTAAAAAGTCTGCCCATTAATTTTCGCAAACCCCGGAATAGTTACTGTTTGTGCATTAGCAGTTCCACCGGAAGTTCCACCCCACCCAATCGATGATGTGCTTGCAGTTTCACCCGTTTGTTTTGTCCAGATAGTATTGCCGTAGTAGTCTTTTAAAATCTGACAATAAGAACCGGAGCCAAAAATTGTAGCACGACCAGCTGCATCCAAAACAACAGGATTAGTATTGAGCATTGTCTGTTCAGCATTCTGCCATGTATTTGACAAAACAGAGCAAGTTGGAAAGTCAGAATAAAATGTTACTGTTCCCGAAGCGTAAGGTTTTCCGTTCCCGTCAATGAATTGCTGCTGGCCATTAGGCAAAAGAGTAGCAGATTGCAGACTTGAACTTGAAAGTAAAAAGGCAAGAAGCCCTGCTGTTGTTCTTTTCATCATTCTTCCCCTGCCAATGGATTAAGTGAAACCGCACCGCGAATTACAGGTCGCGCAGCTCTACGTTTCTCTTTTCCGAAAGTTTCTGCAAATACTTGCTTACGAACTGCAGGGCTTTTAAGGGCTCGTGCAGACATTAAGTCTTTCGCAAACCCTGTCGTCGCTAGTCCTGCAAGAGCGGTTGGAAGGGCGTATTGGAAAAGAGGCCCGCCAGCTGCCGCAATGTCGGAAATGCCCGGAGCAAAAATCGCGCCCGCAGGTGTGCCCATTGCAAGTGGTCGCCAATTTTGTTTCACCGTGCGCCAGATGTTGCTTGGGGTAAAATCAAAACCTTGACTTGGGAATGGGGTGGCCGCGCCGGAAGGTTCAGTTCCGCGCATGAATTCACCTACAGGTGCAAGGTCTTTAAGACGTGATGTCGAGCCTTTTTTATCAACCGACTTTGCGATAGCTCTTGGATCAGCAATCCCGCTGGTTGTGGTATGCGGATCGACGTTGATAATGTCACGATACCTTGAACGAAGGCCCGCCCATTCCTTTGCAGCTTTTGGATTGTTATCCGCAAGCATTTCAAACATCACATTGCGAAGTTCGCCGCCATAATATTTCTTGATGGAGTTTGATGCAGCGGAAAGCTGGCGATCAATCAATCCACCTTTTTGTGTGTATTTCTGGAATACTTTGCCGTTTAATTGCCCAGAGGCAAGGTCCATTCCGATGTCATGGATGATCCCTTGCACAATCTTTCGAATGTTATCGTCACGAAGGGTGAAGGAGTCTTGATAAATATTGTAAAGATCGTTTGCAGTTTTAGTGTTTGCACGAAGCGGGGCAACGCCTGCCGCGACAGCGCTCATTTTACTTCCAACATCTTGCGCAGCTTTTTCAACTTCCGCAGGTGTAAGGTCTTTCGCGCCGATGATCTTTGCGACCTCTTCAGAAAACCTTTTGTTTTGTTCGTTGAGGAGTGATTGTGGGGCAGTTTTACGGAAGAATTCTTCCGCCTCACCTTTTGCAAATTGGCCGGGATAAACAGGAATGTTGAATTCCTCAAGCGCCCGTTGTCCGACTTGACGTGGACCGGCTTCCCATTCCGGGGCTAACGCTCCGCCAGCCCGTGGTGAAACCAACTTCGAAAGTGCAGGGCCAAGCGTTCCGCCTAAAAGAGCACTTGTTCCAAACTGTTCTGAAAGTGGGGTTTCTGTATCACCGAGTGATCCACCCATCGCACGACTTGCAGCTTCAATCCCTGTTTGTGTCACACCTTGAAGTGCACCCTGCGCACCGGCAGACCCAATCCTTGTTGCTGTCCCCGCGAGTCCTGGCATTTGTTCAGCCACTTGCGGGATCGCTTGGCCAGCCTCACCACCTAAAAATCTCATTGCTTGTGGAACATAAGGTGCGACAGCGGGTGCAACCATCGGGGCAACCCGTTCAGCGACCTGACCTAAAACCTGCCCGGCTCTTGCCAATGGGATCGTTGTTGTGGCAACAGAGCCCAAACCTTCCGCGCCATAGCCAGAAAGTGGATTTTCTAAATTGTAAAGGCGACGTTGTTCTTGGAGTTCCGCGAGACGTTGTTGGTAACGCTCTTGGTTCATGGCATGTCTGCCGCCAACAAACGGATTATAACCAGCCTCAAAAGCGGCTTGGATTTGTGGAGCAAAACCTAACGTCGCGCCGGTCGCAAGGGAATGACCAACTCCCCATTCTGGCGCAAGTTCACCACGGGGAATACGATCCTCTCCGCGAAGCCCTGCGAATTGGTTTAAGGTTGTAAGACGCCCTGCGAAGTTGTGCCCAGCGGTTGGATTTTCTGGACTGTAGCCTGCAGGCCGTTCGAAGTGCATCTGGGCAATTGCAAGATCACGGGCGTTTTTAGCATTTTGCACAAGGTTGTATTCTGGCCTTGAGCGCAACTCCTGTAAGGCGAAAGCATTTTGTTGTTGCCATGACGGATATTCCGCGCCAGCAAACTTCCGCATCGCATCAAGGCGCTCTAATCTATGCCCATACAAGCCATAGCCTGTGTTTTGGTCGTGCTTTGCAGCTGGATTTAATTCGCTTTCCGAAGCAGCGGCAGAAGTTAGTAAGTGCGCCTCGTTAGGAGAGGCCCCAATGCTCAAAAGGTGTTGGTATTGTTGAGCGGGGCTAAGATGCCCTGCGGCCTTTGGCCTACCGTATTCCCCTAAATACGAAATATTGACATTGCCAAGAGGTTCGCCCTTCGCCCTTGCCTGTTGGGCTTGGCGCTCTGTGGCCGTCGATCCCTCTGGCGCTCGCCCTTCATGCTTTTCAGCCCAATAAGCATCTAAGGCACTCATGGGGGCAGATGCAGAAGGAGCAGGGGCTGGTATTGAAGGAGTGTCCACCCCTTCCTCATGGTGTTTTTTCCAGTAGTCGTCGAGAGCTGACATTATTCTGGCTCCTCAAACTTTATCCTACCCGACTCTTTTAGATAATTATTCCAGTCTTCATTGAACTTATTCGCCACAAAACCTCTTTCACGATCAGTTCTGTATTTTTTATTCCAACGATTGAAATGTTCTTGGCGCTCAAGAGCAGATGTATTGACCTTTTCTACATAATCTAACATGCGCTTAATACCGCCGGGAGAAGAAGCTAACCCCGGAAATATATCCATAAACTTCAAAGTCTCCAATTGCCCAATTTTATTGGAAGCGCCTACTGCAGTTCGTAATCCAGCAATTGCCGAAACTGCCGCTAATTTTTCAAAGGCTTCTGCAGCGCCGACCCATTCTCTTGGATTATCTGATCCTGTGACGACTTCGCCAGCTTTTTCTAGCAACTTACTTGCATATTTCCGCATAGGAGAGTCTTCAGCTTCTCCTCCGATAGCATTTTGAGCATCTATCAATAGTTTAGTTGCCGACTTTCGCATTGGAGCAGTTGGTCCTGTGCCTGACTGCCCAAGACCTTCAATGTCTTTCAACAAACTTCTTGTTTCTGAGATGGCTTGCTGACTTCCAGTTGCACTTTGTGCAGCCTCACCAATCTCTTGTCCGAGTTTTGCATAATCCCCTTCACCTTTTTGGAAGGCAATTTCTCGCTGTGCTGCAACTGGAGCTTCTTGAAGGTATTTGTATTGGGTGGCAGGAGCCCCAGAGGGTTGAGGCCCCTGCCGAGCCACGCCAGCAGCGGGAGGAGCCGACCCGCCCTGCGCAGCATTCATTGGTTCTCCCATAAGATCGGCAGCACCTTCTGGCAGCGCACCTTGAACCTTGTAGGCAGGAACCTTTATTTTCTGTCCGTATGTTGGAGAGTCAGGGTTGTCGTCAAAGGTTTCAACTGGAGCCGTAAGTTGGGCTAATGTGGTCCCAGTTGCCCTAATCCCTTCAATTCCTTTTGGTGCTGAAAGTGCGTAAGTGCGGGCCATGTCATCAAACTTCTGCCCGCCGTCAATCGCTTGATTGTAATGCAAGAGAGTCTTTGCTGCTTCATTACCTCGACCCACCGTGCCAGCTGCAATTTGTTGTGCTACAACATCAGCTGCTGCTTGTTTATCAGCCTCCTTACCTTTCAACCCTTTTCTCATTTTTTCAGCATAAACTGCTGAAAAAATCCCAGCATTTGTATCTAACTTTTTCTCAGCATTTGCTAATTGCTGTCCAAGAATTTGTTCTTCTATATGCTTGTTGTTCAGCATGAGTGTCATAATCTCGCCCATGATTGGGCGGATTTCTGGAACAGTTGATGCGTGGATGAGAAAATCTTCGTTGTTAAGATCGCCAGTTTCTGGGTCCACATGATGCTGCATTAACTGGCCGAGCGCCTGCTTTGCAACAAATTGTTGTTGTTGAATAGCTGCCGCTTGTTCTGCACGGCGAGTTTCAGCATTCCGCAAAGCAATGCCTTGCATCTGCGACATCATTTCCAAAGGATTACTTTCTGTAAACCTTGGGCCTTCTGGAGCTTGTGGGTATGGAATTTCGCCAGCCATCTTAAAGTCCCTTTAGTAAACAGAGCCGCTTGCGGTCATCTGAGGCCCATAACCCATTCCGCTGCTACCAGAAAGTGCATTTCCAAACTCCAACGGCCCTTTGTAACCAGCTGCTCCAAAGATTGCCGCAGGTAATCCAAATGCTGCGCTACTATAATTGTTCGCGCCCGCACCTGTCCCGGCATTTTGGCCATACATCTGCGCCATTATTGGGAGAGATGCGGTAGAACTTAGGCCAGATGCAATCCCACCATAAAGCGCATTTGTTCCTTGGGCCTGTGCATTTGCTGCGCCCATCACACCTTGACCAAGTGCCGTGCCTGCACCCATCATCGCATTTCCAGTCAACTGGCCAGTTTGTAAAGCCGCTTGCCCCAACTGCCCTGCCGCCTGCGCGCCCAGCTGTGAAGGCTGGAATAGCATGTTATAGGCTTGAAGGTTTTGGTTCATATAGTTTTGGACTTGTTGCTGGAATGTTTGGGAAGCAAGACCTGTTGCAGTTTGGCCGATTTGCTGCACAAGATTTCCAGATGTGCCGAGGCCCTGTGCTGCTCCAGAATTTGTCATGGCACCAAGGGTTTGCTGTTTCGCCCATTGATAGCCCGGAGTTTGTTCCAGCTGGGCTTGAGTAGGCTGAAAGGTAGACATAAGCGTATCGCCGCCCCCGCCGATACCTGCAGTTTTTGCAGCATTCCCTGTCAAATAACTTTGCAGGGTGTTCATGGAAGTTTGGCCAGCTTGAACGTAAGGGTTCAAGGCCGCTTTTGCTTGATTAAAATACTGGGCGTAATTTTGTTGAGCTTGGCCTGCGGCAAGGGCCTGCCAAAGTGCGGCATTTTGCGCACCACCAGCTTGAATATTGGACGCTTGCTGTCCCCCAAATCCTTTTAGGAGATTTCCCGCCAGCAATCCGCCGCCCATCATGGCTATATTTACGGGGTCCATATTAATCTCCTAAACCTGAGTTATCAGTTTATAAGTTTTCCCACCAATGACTGTTGTTCCGATTGATGTCCAATTGTTAGGAATAACAGCCTCATTTTGCAACAAAATCACCGCACCCATTATAGCTCCAGTAGACGAATTTGTCGTGGTCGGAACGCTATTTGCAGCCAAGGCGCTTAACAAAATCTGTAATTGCCGTGAAGGAAAACCATTTTCCTCCACAATCCCCTTTTGAGATGTCGGCACGACTACTTTTTGCATGTCATGTCTCCATCTTTTCAGTTTGAATCCATGCCCCGTTCAATGCTGTTGCGGCAGGTGCAGTCCAAGAAAGTTCAAACACCCGATCTCTCGCAAAACCCAGTCTATTCCAAGACGGCACCGCACGGTATTCACCAGTTTTACCGAGGGATTGCTGAAGTCCGTTTCCAAAACTAACGCCACGATCATTACTCCAACGAAGGGTAACTTGTGAGTCAGCTTTTGGATCAAGATCAGTTCCAACTTCAATATCTGCCATAAAACTTGAATAACTTACACGATCTCCATCCATGACAATATGCGGAAAGGAGCGTAAACGTAAAATTGGATCGCCGTTATCTGTGTAGTTTTGCAAGTCAAAAGAGTATAGTTTTCCGTTTTGCCAATCTCCGACAATTGTGCGGTTGTAAGCATGAGCAACGCAATTTGCTCTGTGTCGGACTAAATTACCATTGTTATCTAAATATCCCCGTTCATGCCAAAGCTGGGTAGAAAGATCATAGCACCAAGTCGCATTCGCTGACGGAAAACTCAACATATAGAAAATATGGGAGCCTTGTTGATAGCAGAATCCAACCGCATCTGAAATCTTGTCATACTTTCCAATTGCATCTGCAATCGCCGGAGTGGAAATAATATCAGCCTTATAAGCCGTGCCTTGCATGATTAAGGCTTGACCATTGTTATCTTCTGAAAGCCAGAAAATGTTGAGGCCCCATTTCGCTAGCGAACGTAAAGCCGCGATCCCATGCTGCAAGAAAACGCCGGGGATTGGCTGGAATGGAAACGGATAAGCCCCAACATTGCTCCAAACTTCAGTTGTGCGCTTACCAAAACTCCACATTTCTTTATGCACGACATCAATAATCTGAAGTTTATCAGCATCTCCAGACATTGTGGCGACAGCTAAAGCGGTATAGGTTGTATCCGCAGAGTCACTGGATTGAATATTTGCGTTTTGAGTGCTGGATACTAAAAACGTATCGATATAACGAACTTGATTTCCGCCGACAAAATTTGTCGGAGCAAAGGTGTTGAAGGCGAGAGTGGTTAAATCCACGCTCCAGCCATTTGTTGAGCCATCTAAGATAATAAGCGTAAACTTATTATCATACATACTTACTAATCCAGATTGTGTTGCGATTGCACCTAAATTTTGCAACACAAAGTTATCTGGGACGTAGTAAACAATGTTCCCGATGATCGCAAACAAAAGCCCGTTAGATGCTGTGTAAAGCTGACGCACCTCGGCCACAATTCCTTGCGCGAGAAGCGTCAGCCCCGGAGTGCAGTAATGGGTGTAAGGAACTTCAGCATCCTTCGTATTTTGCTCAGGGTATAAGTTTATGCAGCGCTGGGCATTTGCGATAACCGAGCGCGCTTCATAAGCACCTTGAACAAGCTGGATCTGCGGCACGTTCCTACACCTATTACGTAGCAGACATTACGTTAGCAATCCAAACATTATTCGTAACAGCAATGAAAAGCACACGTTTTCCTGCAGCATACGAAACGCCCGTTGCACCAGCCGTGCCATTGATCGTGTCGGACGCATTGCCAAACACGGTCACAGCATCGGCAGCATCAGCATTGTAAAAATACACAACGCTACCAGCCACAGCAGATGGCAAAACCACACCATAGTTAGAGCCGGTCGAAACCGCCACAACATTAGAACCAAGGGAAAGAACTGGAGTTGTTGATGCACGGGTCGTGCCGAGCGCGGTAATGCCGTAGTTTGTCTGCCACTGTGGAGTAGCAAGCAAGCCTTCAAGAATTGATCCATCTTGAAGCGCATAACCGTTTGGGAGACGATCAGGTATAGCCATTTGATTTACCTCGTTTGGTCGCTGTAAATGTTGTAGACACTCGGACGGACCAGATTATCCGGCATCACAAGAGAAGGAATTTGTGCGTTTGCGGAGCGCACTGTCTCCATCGAGTCTTTCGCCAAACCTTCATAAGTTGGATCTGGCGGAAGCCTATACGCAGCGCGAGTTCGAACTACAAGATTGTAGTGTAAGGCCGCGAGGTATTCGGGAGGGAAATTGAAAACCGTTGTCAGGTCTGTAAATTCTGCCAGTGTTTCTTTGAGAAGTATATGAACTTCGTAGAGATTTGCTTGCGGGAGAGGCCAAGGATAAATATAACCCATCGGCCAATCGGAGTCGTAGAAAATGCACTGAGAAAACGACACCAATTGTTTGAGCGTAATTCGCGCATAATCCTCACGGGAGAAAAGCAATTGCAGCGGATAATCTACCGCTTGTGTGCCGTTCGCATTCGGCAGCATTCGAAAATAAGCGCTTTCCAGTTTGTCAGGCCGGACGGGAACATCAATATCCCCGCCCGGGCCGACACTGTATTTAATCGCGCCCGTTGACACCACGCTTTTGTCAATCAAATGCCAGATCATCCAGCGTTTAACACGCCACTGGGCGATCATCATATTTAAACGAATAAGCGCGTCATTTACGTCTTCAGACAAAAGGGTCTGACCAACGCCCAACACACCAGCGTCTTTGTAAGCTAACGTGATAATGTCGAGCGCCGTGGTCATTTAGATGTCCTTGACGTTAAGGGCTGGTTTGTTAGAGGGCACAGAATTCCCAGAAGAAGGTTTAGGCTTTGCAGTTTCCGCCAGTTCTTTCTGTGCCTTTATTTCAGCAAGCTGCGTCCGGGCAAGTTCAAGTTCTACTTTCTTACGATCCAACTCAGCCTGCAATTCATCTTCGCGGGTCTTGAATGACCCAGGCTCACCAGTGGTGATAAATTCCACTTCTTCTTTCGCATCCCCAACAACAATTGGGAATTCTTTCTTCTCATCCTTATACCCGACAACCTTCGGATATTCTTGAAATTTATATTCTGGAAAATCCATACTTTCATATACACCAAGATATTGCCGAACTTTAGCCATTTACTTGCTCCTTACGGGAAATAGGGGGGCACAATGCCCCCCTTTTAGTGATTAGATGATGTCTGCGACAACAACGGCCCACTCAGGACGAACCCAAACGTAACCGTAAAGCACGTCCAGACGGGTGATGAACTGGTCTGACTTAATGTCAAAACCTGTCACCATACGCATCGAAACCCCGTCCATACGTTCTCTTGCCGTTTCCTGCATGTTCTTTGGCAGTTCAAGATCGGCTGTTGCCATCGTGACTGCATCTGGAATGAATGCAAGGTTCTTGCGGTAAACGCTGGAAGCAAGCGTCAGTGGGATGATCGCTGCGCCGTTTGCAGGGCTGCTATCAACTGTCTGATACTGCACGTTTGAACCGCCTTGTGGTGGAACAATCGCTGGGTAGATGCTGATTGACGTTGCACCCGTGGCAGCTGCCGCCGTTACAACGAACTGCTGCAACTGACCGATTGACACTTTGGTGATACGGTTGACTGCGTTCACGCCAGCAAACGTGATGATGTCGCCTTGTGCAAGCGGGCCACCAAGAGCGTTTGTCGTGATCGTCGTGCCGGTCTGGTTTGCACCAGAAACCGTCAACGTGCCAGTGTATGCACCAGTCGTGTGTTTGATAACCGTCTGGTCTTCGAACCAGTCGAAGCCAATCGCGTTATAAACTTCACCCTTGCGATACTGCTCAGAAATCTCTGTCGCTGGGTTCAACAGGCCAGAAAGGTTCTGGACCGTGCGAGCCATGGTGACAGGATCAAGGATGAACTTACGGGAGTCGGTAGGAGCCGAACGTAAGCTCAAGAGTGCTTTCGCATTCAAGAATGTTTCCAGCGTCGGACGGAGCAAGTTGCCAGCAGCGTCAAAGTTACCAACAAGGTTGGAAACGCCGCCTTCAACACCAGACATCACGTCTGCAGCGACAGCGCCGACGAGGTTGTTTACAGCTGGCGCAAGAATTCGCTTGGAATAGTCGTCCAAGCTCATCGTGCGTTCAACGCTGTTAAACGAAACGTCAACGCCTTTTTGGGTGGCGAGGGTCAGCGTGGTGCTGGTTTCCGCCGTATCTTGGATCTGCGCTACAGGGCCGGTTCGGACCGTGTAATCGTTAGGCAGACGGATGCGCAGGCTCTGACCGATTTTCGCGCCGGTCACAGCAAACTGATCGTCATACTGCGTATCGATGTGCTGCAGGAAAGAGTTGGTGTTTACCCAGAGGCGCACGGCCTCACGGGTAATCATGTTGATTGTTAAAATTGTATTTGACATCTCTAAGTCCTCTGGGTTACGCGCTCACGGCGCAGTGGTATTGTCAAAATACAAAGGGAGTCCTTTGTTCATCTGACGGAGCCTGCGACCGTCTCTTGACAGGCAACCCAGATCGCTTACCCTGCGATCAGCAAGGGGAGGACGTTGAAGGTGTCCTCGCCTACCTTTTGCGACGAGCCATAGCTTGCTCATTGCGAAGTCTTGCCCATTCTTCCATTGAAATGTTCGGGTCGTCAAGTGTCGCCGGGGCACTTCCAATCCCTTGAACCTTCGGAGAAATCGGGGGTGGAGCCGATGTCACTCTTTTCGGCGCTGTGACGGCTGATGCGAGTTTAGCAACTGCCACAGCCTGTCTGGCGGTTGGCAAGAGTGCAATTCGGGCAGCTTCGTCAGGATTTTTAGCCAGATGGTAGAGGACTTCGTGTGGATTTCCGGTTTCAATCGCTGCTTCCGTGAGGGAAGTCGGAATGCCACCAAGGATCTGAGCCATGTTGTTAAGCTGCGGAGCCCAATCGCCATATTTAGCCAGCCCTTCATTCCAGATTTTATCAGTCGTGGTCTTCCACTCGTTTTGTTTCGCCAGTTCTTGCGCCTGACGGTAAATCTCCATCTGGACTTGGCGGGGGTCCACATTTCCAGCGGGCGCTTGCTGGGCCTCATAATACTGCTGCTGTGGAGCCTCCATTGACGCGAGACGTTCTTCAAGCTCACGCTTTTGACGGGTCAGTTGGCCAATACGATCCAGCAATCCCTGCGGTGGTTTGTTCTCAGTCTCAAGTGTGACTGGAGCTTCTGCAGGTGCCTCGGCAACTGGTGCCTCAACAGGCGCTTCAACTGGGGGCGTAGCCGGTGCTTCGACAGGTGCAGCCCCCGCCTCGCCCTCGGCCTGACGGTTTATCGTATTGTAAAATGTTTTCATGTTAGGCTCCTTTACCTTTCTTCATCTGTAAGACGCCCTCACGCCCTCGACGTAACGTCGCATCCTTGACCAACGCATCATGGATTTCATCTTTTAACACATCATCCATGTTTGTAGTTAATAATTGTGCAAGTGTAGCTCTTGCGGCATCCAGATAAAGAGGCCAACAAGACGACACGTAGGTTTTAAGATCCCGATGTTCTTCGTAAAATTGATTGCTGCGTGAGGCCCAACTTTCGTAGACTTCCTCTGCCATTTTCTTAGCAGTTTCCGCAACCATCTTATGCGCGTGTGCCCCTTTACCGGGGAGTTTTACAAGCGGCTCTCTCATTTTGGCTCCTTAATACGGCAATAACACATTTACGTCTCGAGATACATCATCATTTCCGCTATAAACATATTCATTTCTCAGCCGAACCCCCTCCGGCATATAGTCATAATACGCACCCTGCATAAACGGCGCGAGGCGTGTTTGCGGATCTGTGTATGATTTCCAGATAAATTGCGGCATTTCATACCAAGCTGGCCACTCTTGGTTTGGCGGGCGCAAAGCATTTTGTTGTCGATAGTCTTCAAACGATTGCCCGGACAACGGATGCTCTTGGTATTCCTTTTTCTGCATTTCATAACCATGGCGCATATACGCCAAGTCTTCGGGTGTAAATCTTTGGTTTGTGATGTCGTAGTTTTGACCAAGAGTTGATGCCACCAACTGACGCAAATTTACCGGATATAAAACATTCAACATGCTTTCTTCCGGCGTCTGCGTTTGATACAGAGCATTCACCTCTGGATCTCCGATTGACGGCATAAACTCAAGGCTGAACTGGTCCATCTTACCGCCCGTATTGCTCGTAATATTGCTGCGTTCTGCGACCGCGTTCCGCTTCGTCCTGCCCAAACAATTTGTCGAACATTTGAGTGATTTTGTAGTTTAAGTTGCCTTCCCATTCATCTGCCGGAGCAACCTCTGCGGGACGTTTGGCTGGCATAGGCGCGGTCTTACCACCCTTCCCACCTTTAGCCTTTTGTCCCGCTGCCCCGCCCATTGACTCAGCCATCGCTGATCCTACAGGACGTTGTTGCGAGCGACCGTAAACATCTATCGGCGGAAGTTGTTGCGTTCCTCTTGCCGTTGGAACAGCCATAGCCCGACCAGCATCCATAGGAGTAGAAACGCCACCGTCGCGTCCGTAATAAGCCGCCATAAAGGGCAGACCCACACCCGCAGCACCTGCCGCAATTTTACCAAAAGGAATTCCACCGGCACGTAGCGCATTTGCGGCCTCCCCGTAAGGAACCATCGCAGTTCCTTGTTGTGGGCCGGAAAGCACATTCCCAGTCACATCACGAAACTCGCCATACGCTCCATTTGGTGCTTGATATTCGCCCCGAGGATAACGGTCTGCCTCAGACCCAACATAGCGGTAGGAAGGCACTTGCCCACCTTGGCGAGCGGGAAGCCCTCCGGGCGGAATTCCAGCAGTTTCTGTTTGCGTCATAACAGGCATCGTCGAGCCTCTGGGCGCTAACGTGCCGAAACGAGGCGGTTCGCCCGGAATACCTTCTGGCACAAAGTCCATATTGGAATACCGATACATTTCATTTCCGGGCCGACCATATGTCATGCCATATGTGTTGGACTGAAATCTATTCATGTCCCTCGGCACAGCATTTGGCCAATAAGGAGCGCCCATTTCAATCGGCCCACCCGGAGGTGATGGAGCGCGACCTCTTGGTGTAAAGCCTAATTCCCCACCATAATTTGACCGACGGTAAATATCTTCGCCCGGAATACCGTGAGTGAAATAATATTGGTTCGCCTCAAACCTATTCATGCCTCTTGGCACGTCAAAACCAGCATTAATGGTTGGACCTTCCGGCCCAGGACCACGGCCTCTTGGCGCCCTTGGCGTAAAACCTAATTCTGGACTTCTAAAAATCCCTTCCGGCATCTCGCCCCCGAGCATTTCCATTGCCCCACGGGGCTGTGAAAGCGGAGACATTGCAGTTCGTCCGTAAGGGGCCATGCCTCCAGCCGTCCCAAGACCAAGACCCAACATGTAAGGATCTTCTTGTTCTTGTGCTGCGGCTTGACCACGACCAAATTCTTCTGGATGTTTTGCGCGGAGTTCTTGAAGGCGTTTGATTTCAGCCTTTGTTTGCGCTTGTTTTGCCTTGAACTTTGTGCCGACAGGAGTGCCCATATCACTCCCGCTCAATTCCTCGCCAATAGCGCCCAACGTGCCATAGATCCGCTGTAACGGGTCGATGTCGCCAAGATAAGGATTTTCTTGCCCAGCTAAAAAGGCTTCCTCTTGTGAAGTGCGCTTCGCCATCTCAAATCCCCTTAAACCACAATTGTAACAATGCACGAAAGAACAAGCACAATCAAATGTTCTTTCTTGATTTCTTTGAGCTTTTCCAAACGCACAACTGCTGGAACACGTTGTCGAAAACGGTGCAGCATCTTTTTCGTGCGCTTAAAAGCCATTTAACCTCTCCGTGTAATCCGCGCCATTACTCCGGGCATTTCCGGGTGCGGGCCGTAAGCGTGACCATCCGGGCCTCTAAAAGCCCCTTCCGGCATTTCATGATCCTCAAGGGGAGCGAGCATTTGTTGATCGCGTTCTGCCCCGTATTCCGCCCCCGGAGTTGACCCTTGCTCCTTGTGACCTTCGTATGTATCGCTGATCGGAACGTCTTCGCTTTCCCGAACAACATCGTCTTGCAATTTTGCCAATTGTAGCGCAGAAAGCCCTTGCTTGCCAACCACATCGATACGTTTTGTGATCGCGTCGTAGACATCGACTTCGCGCTTTTCGAGACGTGCTTGCGTCTTGCCTTTTTCCTTCGCCAACTCGTCCATCGTGGCCTTGAGCGCATCCTGCAATTGCTGCACTTGCATTCCAAGCATTTGCTCGTTTTGCGTCGGACCCTGACCAAGCGCCTGCGGCGGGACCATGCGCTTCAGTCTCTCGGCTGCTTCCTCTGCCATCGGGAAGTCGCCAGCTCTAAACATGATGTCACCAATGATATTGGTGAGCGCTGGGGACTGCGTGAGGATGAGGGTTAGAGCGTTAAATGCCTCCTCACGGCGTGTCGCATATCCCGGCCCGACATCTGCCTGCACTTCATACTGCCCAATCGCCGGGTTCAAAAGGCGAGTAATAACCTCATTGTTCTCATTAAGTTCAAGCATGTGAGCTTGTTTGAGTTGTGGATCGAGCTTGACCTCTAAACTTTCCCCGTTTTCAGCCAAGATCATCACAATTCTATTCGTGTCGTAAAGTTTCGGCACCAGATCCAGAATGATCTTGCCCACCTGCCGGATCGCAATCGCAAGGTTATCAATGAAATGGTAAGTAGCACGATCACCTTGACGCTGACGTTCAGCAATCGCCTTTCCAGTTCGTTCATTCCCTTGTTGCCCCATCTGATTTTCGTATTGCCCGGAAACCATCTGCATTTCCATTGCAGCGACTTCCATTCCCTTCAAGGCAACAGGCGAAGGAACGGGGGGCTCAACTCTTGCGGGAGGAGGCAAAGGTTTGCCATCATCACCAACAGATTTATACGGCAAATAAGCATGGTTCTGCCTATTCGCTGTAGCCCAATATTCTTCAAAGCCCTCGACCGTTTCGACCCCAACAATCCAAGGAGTCTTTGACTGCAAGGCACCATATTCCACCGCACTCGAGGCCCAGTAGTTATACATCCGCTGTGGATCTTTCATGGCCCGTGTGTGGCCTTTACGATCCATTCTTCCTTCAATGATGATTTCTTCCCCAACCACTGGAATGATCGGGATGGTCTTTCCAATCCACTCTTTTTCCTCAGACTCAACAATATGTGTGCCGATGATGAAATGGTAATGGATGACTCGCTTTTGAACGATGCGTTTGCGTGTCATTGGGTCAGTAAAAACTGCGCTTTTTGGATCAACCTTGCGCAAATCTGACGCAAGAATTGTAGCCGGTTGTCCGTCCGGGCCGTCAAACATCAGCAATTCATCTTCAACATCTTCGGCTTCAAAATATTCCGCGACCCTCACATGGTCATCATCTCGCCAGCCCCTGTCACCAACAAGACCTTCCGTCCCCATGTATTTCACATACTGCGGATATTTCTTCTCAAAAACATCCTTCGGCATGTCTTCAAAGATAAACGCGAAGCGCATGTCTTCTTTTGCCGGAGCCCTTGCATCCGGGTCGATGTAGACCGTCATCGGATCTGGAATTGACGTGATGTAAATGTCTTGGTCGAAACTATCTTCAGACACATAGTCTGTAATCACACGCAAAAATCCAAGCCCCGCTTGCACTTGAAAAGTGGTCGCAACATCATAATGCGCCGGGGCGTTTGACTGATACTCAATATGCCTTGCTATTCCGTCCCAAATTCTTGCAGCCTCTGCGGTCGCACCATTTCCCGCAGCTCTATACTTAATCCCCGGCTTATTCATCTTGGCATCATTAATGATGTTCAAGTTGTGCTGACGGGTTTTATTAATCGTAAGCGCGGGGCGCTCGTCCCTTTGCCTATCGTTCCACATCCTTGTCGGCCATTGGTATTTGTTGTCTGCGTCAGCATTAGCAAACTTCAAATCATCCAAAAACATGCGCCTTGCATAGCTCTCCCAATCCTCACAACGCCGAAAACGATCTTGCGCTCTTTTGAAGATTTTCTGAAACTTCTCGATGTTTTCGTTTGTAGGATTTGACATGTTTTATCCCAACCATCCAAGGCTTTCGCCAAATTGCTGCACTTTGCCCATCAGACCGTGTTTCTTCAAAGCACTTGTAACATGCCGATGTTTCGTTGTCTCGCCCCCTTGCGAGGCAATCGCCATATACCGAAAAGCGTCAGCTGCGTGTGATGACCAGTCATGCACAGGTTCTGACGATAAAACTTCTGTCACAGGGTTTTCTTCATAGTGATAATGGCGAAGAGCATGAAGAAGTTCTTTTTCACATCTTGCGGCATCAAACCAGCAAGTGGGGAATATGCTCCTTGCAGCGACAATGCCGTCGAATTTAGAAAGACGCGGGACAATTCTGACCCTAAACCCTGCGTCTCGCATTTGTTCTTCGATGGACTTTTTTGATCCGAGCGTTTTAGCTCTTGCATCGTGGGGCAACCAACACGTCCCGTATTCATAAAGTTCTCCTGTGCCCGACCGGCGTGTGCGCAGCACATGAATATAATGGTCAAGGCCTTTTAATCTATTCTGGTAATAATCCACGACCCGTCTTTGCATTCCTACATATTGTTCAAAAATGATAGCTGTATGGTCACTCCTACCCAAGTCCCAATACAAATTGACAGCAGAAGAAGCATGATGTGGAACATGCGTGATCCGGCCTTCTTCCGCACAATCTCGAAGTTCTTCGGCATAAACCGCCCCTTCCAAAGTCTTTCTGCATTCCCCCTCCCAGACATGCAGATACGCATCGCGGTCTTTGGATTTCAAATCCAGCATTTCTTGTTTGAGAACCCCCGGAAACCACGGGTTATCTCGCCAAGAAATCTTCTGCACTATCGCATTTTTAGGAGGAGATAGAACAAAACGCTGGTAAGTATCATCGGACTCAAGCTCAGGGTTAAACGAAACCCATATCTCAGAGCCCTCCTTACGGATCGTCGGTATGAGGACTTCCCACGAGTTTTTCGTGACCTTATTCGCCTCCTCAACCCAGCATATGTCCACACCTTCATATGACTTAATCTTCGTGACATTGTTGCGAATTCCTTCGAAAGAAAACTCGCTCCCTGTCGATGGACAAAAAATCCTCGCTTGTTCAATCTGGTAATATGGCAAAAGGCCCAAGGACTCGATTTGGTCTGAAAGGACTTTATGCACGGAGTCACGAATGGAGTTCTGCAACTCACGGGCGCACAATATCCTAAGTTCCTTCTTTGCGGCCAGCACTACAAGCGCCCTCGCCATACCCCATGACTTTGAGCCACCTCGACCGCCGTAAAGCACCCGATACCTCACAGGCAGATCATTGACCTTTGGCCAGAACAAGCATTGGAGCTTTTCCGGCCATTCAACAACTTTAGCCTGTGAGGTCGTAGGTGTTAGGTCCATTCTATATTCAATCCAAAATGGGGCTAACTATTTCTTTTTCTCATACTTTTTCATTGCTGCGCGGTCCATGGCTTGCTCCTTTTTCGAGCCTTCCTTAATCCCTTTTGCGGCAAGTTTCTTGTCCATCTTTTTGTCCATTGGGGATTTCTCCCACTCTTTCATGGACATCTTTTTTGGAGCTTTTGCCATTACTTACCACCTAACTTTTTAGAAGTCTTCATGCCATACATTGCAGACTCTTTTTTGTCAGCTGCAAGCTGCTTGTCTTTCGTCGCCATTTCTTTGGCTTCTGATCTTTTGACCGTCTTCATCTCAGCCTTATTCATGCCCGAAGACTTCGTGAGTTTCTTCATGTCATGATGATCGCTCATACGATGGCAACCTTCACCACCATGCTGAGATTTGAAATAAGCCGCACCACCTGCACCTGACATTTTTTCCATCACAATCCCCTTTTAATAAACCTGTCCCAAACCTTAAACCCGATCTGCATGGACAGGTATGTGCAGCCGAGAATTGGAGCGAAAACCGCTGCCACATCCGACACCGGTTGAATAGACTGTAACCACAGAGGTGAAGAAATCATGCTTGCCGCCACTAACGCCCCTGCTTTTTCGCTTGGTGTTGAAAAGAGGATGTTCAAAAATTCATGCAAAGAGTCATGGTGTGTCATTTTATCCATCCGCATTTCAAGGCCACGCCGACCGCATTGTGTTCCCTAATCTGCGCAATTGTAGGCGCAGTATCATGTTTTGAATAGTAAATAGCTCTCGCGGCCTGACAAAAAGTCGCGGTATTAGTCACGTCTAAAGGGGTCGTTGACTGGCAGGCTGTCAGGGCGAGCGGCAACATCAGCCCGAACAGCCTCCCTCGCAGCAATCGCAATTTGAACATCATGGATTTGCCCTTTCAAATCATCCAATTGCTGCTGTGCGACCCCTGACTGCACAAGTTGTTGTTCGTGCAGCCAATTCATAAAACTCACAATCGCAGAGACAATGCCCGAAAGCAGTCCTATGATTGTGGTGATGCTCATTTCGCCACGCCCGTCGTGCTACCGTCTTTAGCAGCAATCAAACCCAGCGCTGAAAGGATCATGGCGATCTGGGAACCGGAGTCTGAAGGGATCGCAAGACCGGGAATATTGATCCCAGCGTAATGCAATCCAACAAGGATCGCCAGCAACACACCAGACGCCGTCGTACGCCAGTTATTTACGAAGTAGTTCTGAATAATCGCGTTCATTTTGAACTCCTAATTGCAGTCTTTTGGATGTGTCACGCAGTCGAACGCTGCCTTTTCGACCGAGCAACTCGTTAAAAGTGAAGATATGGCACACAATGCAAGGATAAAAAACAGTGTTGCCATTAGACTTTGCCAAGTGTCTCGTGTCATGACACCCTCGCAGCTTGAAAGTGCATTCCGTCCTTTGATCTTCCCGCCCAATCGCCGCCCCAAACCCAGCCTTCATCTTTGAAAGCCTTCACAACTTGCGGGACATGTGCGAAGTGCGGATCTTGGTCGTGGAAACCATTTCGTGGCGCGTCCAGATCAATCGCTGCGCCGTAAGAGTGCATTGATAGCGCCGATCCGCCTCGCATCACACGGTAATAATATGAACCAGAAAACACCGATACGCCCCAAATATCGATCATTTTCTGGTCATGACCGGAAGCATCCCAGATCGCCTTGAAAACCCGACCCAAGCTATCGGCACACTTTTTGTTCATGCTTACAGCCGTGACAGGTCGGCCTAAAAACTGCATCTTAAAAGGAACAGGAACTTTGACTAAGTTCGCCTTTTCCCATGCAGCCGAAGCTCGTCCGTTTCGCCCTCTTGGGTTTCCGTAAAACGTGTCACATTGAGATTGTAACGGCCACATCATCATACCCTTTCCATTTTACGGACTTGGAGAAATGATATTTTTCTGACACTGAGCTAAATACGTTCCGCTCGGTAAATTTACAGTTGAGCCTGTGGTGTTTGTGGCGACAACTGTTACAATATCTGTTGCACTAACATACCCATTAAAAATAATCCCAGATTGATTTCCTGAATAAGATATGCTTACAAGATCGCCAATTGTTGCGCTGCGAACAGAAAAACTGAATGTAATGGATGAATTTGCTGCTACTGAAATTGGCCCAGTTGTAGTTCCATAAAAAGTCATTCCTGTATAATTGATTAAATTTGAAGTGAAGCTAACTGGCCCAAGAGCATTGCCATCAAGATTGTTATTAGAAACGAATATTGCATTAGAAAATATTCCGGCACCCGCGTCGGCTATACCGTATTTTTGTGTTCCAAATGTAGCGTTAGTATTAAAACAGCAGTTATTTGAAATGATACTGCTGCCAGCATTATAAGTTGCATCAATTGACCTAATAGTAATTGCAGGAGAGTTCCATACGGGATTTACATTAACATACTGATTGTTGTCGTAACATTCATTGCTTATAACAATACAATTTTGACCGCATATTTGAATACCAGTGTCTGCACAGTTATAAACAACATTGTTGGATATAATAGAATTTCTGCAATATAATTCCATGCCACTTTGCACAGTGAAATCACTATCCATTGTAGTATAATCAGAATGAATAACATTATTAGCAATAACATGCCCCACCGATTCTGGAACATTTTGCAGAACAATACCACCTCCATATTTATAACTATAAATATGATTATTAGTTATAATATGTTTGCCTCCATTTAAGTTCATACCAGCGCCGCTGATTTCATTATTATGAATAATGCAATTATCTCCGGCAGTAACATTAATAGCTTGATTTAATGTTTGAATAGGAGTGCCCTGTATATAGCAATCTTCTACTACACCATAACTGCCAGATCCTAATGCAATCGCTATATATCTATTATTCAAAAGCCTGCAATTTCTTACTGTATTTCTTGGCTGATCAGCAAATCCAATAATAGAGTAAGGAAAAACAGAGGCTGGACCGGGATCAAATCCTAAATTTTCAATAAAACCTCCAGCGCCAAAATCATAATGGATCATTTCTCCGGTAAATGTTGATCCAGATTTTGCTTGTATCACACAAGTAAGAGGATCTTCTCCAATAAAATTCCGACTTACATTACAATATATATAATTTGAAATTAAATATGTTCCCGAAGGAAAATATATAGTTCCTCCAACGGGAGTTGCAAAAACACATGCTTGGATTGCCGCTAAATCATCCGTTACACCATCACCCTTCGCACCATAATCTTTAACATTATAGGCATCAGCAAATCTATTTGCTAAAGATCGTGCAGTTGTAGATCCAGTAGCAGTTGCAGTAATATTACTCATTGGAATAAATTGCGCTGGACCTGTAGTTCCAGTTATTGGTTGACCAAGCACATCTCCCGGAGGAACATTGTTAATAAATGCTCCGGGAGAAAGGTTCAAAAGTTGCCATTGATTTGTCGCAACCGCTGTAAATAATCCAGCTATATTTTTAGGTAAAAGAGCGCCTACAACTCCAGCAATACCATTTATAGTTGAACCGCCATCAGCAAAAATTCGTGCGTCATTCACGCCATTGTTTACAACAATAAAAATTTTACCCGGAAGTGCTTGTGGAAGTGTCAATCCCGCACCAGCTGCCGCAACGGTAGCAACATTCGTAACCGCAAAAGTTATTTTTGTTGAAGTATTTAAGGTTCCCCCAACAGTCGCGGAAACAGGATCAGATACTGACCACTGAGGGTTAGCCATTCGGTCATTCAACTGATTTCCGTCCGTCAGGCGATAACCGGGGGCAAATGGATCTGGTGTCGTCATGTAAACAATCCTCTAAACGTCAAAACCCTATCACAACAGTTTCCATTTTGCACCTGTCAAGCTGCTTCCATCGCTTTAAGGTTCCCTTGCAACCGCCCGTCTTCTGGCGCAAGGGCAATGGCATTTTTAACATGCTTCACAGCTTCTGCATTTAGACCCATGTTAAAGGCTGCAATACTTGCCAAATCATGCGGAAGCGCCCCCCAGCAAACCGGATCACAAGTGTAAACAGGCTCCCGATATGTAATCGCCAAGGCTCGAAGCGCCGCCGCATAACAATCTGCCCAGCGTCCCTGCCGATAGAACATGTTCGCCAATTCCACCCAAGGCTCACGGGTTGTCGGAGCTTCTGCACATGCCCGATGGAAATAACCTTCGGCCTCGACAATTTGCCCTTTCGCTTCATAACATTTTGCCATCACCCGGAAAGCATAGCAGCGTTCATGGTGCCAAACGGAATTCGGAAGGGCTAAATACCGATTGCACTCGGTAATGCTTTCGTCGTGTCGGCCATGAAAGTGCAGTTCACGGGCATAGTAAAACGCATTTCTTGTGCAATGGGGGTCTTCCTTAACCGAAAGCGCCAAGAGGTCCAAATACTGCCCGCGAGATTTGTGCGGATCTGCATGATGGGAGACAAGAAGTTTGTCCGTGTGCGCCCAGACCTCCGGCACTCTCGCATCCGGCATAGGGTATTCATGGCACGGGTGGTGCCAATGGTAGCCATGGCGAGCATGGATCTTTTCATAAAGGAATTGATGCCCTCCGCCCCAATCATACATATATCGCAAGCGCGTGGTGTTTGGCTCCCAAACTCTCTCAATTTCCTCTCGCCATCCGGGCTCTAAAACCTCATCCAGATCCAGACTTACACAAATGTCCACATCCTTCGGAACAAGCGCCAACGCCGCATCTCTTGCATGGTCAAAGCGCCATGGGGTGATACAAATCTCATGCACATCTGCACCACAATCCCATGCAGTTTCAACCGTTTCATCTGTGCTTCCGGTATCTGCGATCAGCACTAAATCCGCATCTCGCGCACTTTCGCAGAACCTTTGGACAAATTGTTCTTCATTCTTACTAATCGCATACACGCAGATTTTGGGTTTCTTTTTAGGCAGGGGCTCAGCCGGATGTTCCGGCCCAAACCATCTTTCAGCGTAATCTGGGCGATTTGCCCTCAACCACCCGACAGCCTCTCCATTTAGTGTGGCGAACTCCTGCCCGACCGTCTGCGAGCCCACATGGTGAATATAGGACTTTGAAATAAAATGCTTAAAGCCCTTTTTACCCATATCCAGACAAATCACATCATCTGAATACCAATTTAGAGGCGGAAACTGGGCTTCTTGAAAAGCGTCTTTATGCAGCCAAGCAAACAACGGAGCCACAATATCTGACTCCCTCGCCTGCAACTCCCAATCCCACTTATTATAATACGGGCTTAAAGTGTTGTGGGCACCATTTTGATACCGCACGTTCTGTCTATGCGCTGCGGAGTCCGAATGTGCCGCCACAAATCCAACCTTTCGGCCATGCTCTGTGCGCTGAACTTCCACATCTTCAAGGAGATTTTTATAAGACCACGGAGTTAAAACAATATCATCATTCGCAACAATCACTTCATCATATTCTTCGAAAACTTTTTGAAGCGCAGCATTATAGGCTTGCCCGAAAGTCGATTTTTCGCCCTCAAACACAATTAGTTTTGTGTCCGGGACATAGCGATCAACACTTGCTTTCAGCACTGGCACACACTTACCATTCACTGTGCAGACCACAATCGGCACAGCCTTTGGCTTGAACCAATACCAAACGTCATTGTTAGTTTGTAGGATCGTCGCACCGACTGACGACGCAAATTCATTAACCGCTCTATTCACCCCTTCAATCACGTTGTAATCGTGACCAGCAAAAAGGCCCCCATCTTTAATTTTTGGGTAAAAGTTTTGGCAGTCCTTTAGAACTTGTTCGTAAGTGTGCAGCCCATCGATAAAAATAAAATCACAAGAGGCATCTTCGATTTTGCCCGCAGCTTCATCTGAAAACATTCTGTGATGTGTGATTTTCTTTTGAAAATCTGCAGTATTCTGCAGAAATTCCTTATAAGTTCCGCCTTGTGCATTTGAAGTAAGTTCGTGCCCGTTCCAATCCACATAATCTGGATAAGGATCGATGCCGTGAAGTGTCAGCCCTTCAACATTTTCAAACAAATGTTTTGTGGTATGACCAGCACTTAGCCCAATTTCAATACCCGTAGGCTTATTAAATCGTTGCAGTAATTTTGGTAGTCCGGCTCCAGATATAAACATATGAGTTCCCTCTCCTCATATTAAATTTTCAATTCACCTCAAGTTATGCTTTCTATTCAATCAACTGGCGTTGCTACAGTGTTCCAAGGAATAGGCATACGCAGCACAGGCGGGTTAATTTGGTCTGCAATTTGTTTATCGAGAGCAGTGTTCAGCTCACTTACTTTCTCTGCACCCATAGCAGCCTCTAGCCAACCTTCAACTTCAGCTTGCGTTAGTTGAGCGTATGGCGTGAATGGTTCAGCTGGATTAAACTCGATAGTTTGTGAGCCGTAGACATCAGCGTTGTGTGTGCCGTCAGTTGCTTGACGACGCCAATGCACAGTGAACACAACATCAGTTTCGTTTTCGTGTTGTGGGTAACATTCGAGCTGAGAGATTACCCACGAATAGGTGTTAGCCATTGTTGTTTCTTATGCTCCTGCCATAATTACCCAGTTAGTTCCGTCAGATTGAAGCATCGCCCAAGAGCCTGCCGTTGCAGAAAGGATAGCCGTTCCTGCCGTTGAGCTTGTTCTAGGGACAACATTTGATGATGCGGAAACTACTGTCTGAGCGGCGATTGTTTTTACATGAAGTATTCTACCGGGATAGCTTGATGCTGCTTGCAATGTCAGCGTAATTGAACCAGAGCCGTTAAAAATAAGGCTACTGTCACTATCAACCATTGAGTAGTTTGAAGTTTGGGTTGTTGGTGCTGCAAATGATGCGGGGCCATTTACTGTAAGAAGTGCTCTGACTGCAGTTGTCCCGACAAGCAAGCTCCCGCCGCTTGAAACAGTAACAGCGTTTGCAGCAGCTAGTGTTGATAATGTTATGGGTTGAGAAGTAGCTCGCGCATAAATGTAAAACCCATTACTTTCCGCCCCAACCCACCCACAAGCAGATCCAGCATAATTATATTGGGTATAACCTCCGCCTGAAGCATTGCTTATGGTGAGAAATGTGTATCCACCCACTGAATTTGGAGAACTAGTCCCAATACCTAAATTAGTTCCATCAAAATATAACTTAGACGATGAACTAAAAGCAGAACTCCCAGTCCCATACGGTATATACCCAGCTGTTAAACTGGTGAGGCCAGTGCCACCATAAGAAACGCTGACAGGATTTGACGAGTTAGTGAAAGACGTTCCCCATGCAGTTCCAGTTGAAACCGCAATGCCAGCTGCAGGATATGTCGTAGGCCCAGTAGCTCCAGTAGCTCCGGTAGGTCCTGTAGCTCCACTTGTTCCATTTGCACCAGTAGGACCAGTAGCTCCAGTTACACTTGCTCCAGTTGATCCTGTAGGGCCTGTGGGGCCAGTTACACTAGGGCCTGTGGGGCCTGTGACAGTAGATTGCGCTCCTGTTGCACCTGTAGGTCCGGTCGGTCCTGTGACGGTCGAAGCGGCTCCAGTTGCCCCCGTCGGTCCTGTAACACTTGGACCGGTTGCCCCGGTAGGGCCTGTGACTGATGCTCCTGTAGAGCCTGTTGGGCCTGTAGGTCCTGTAACCGTTGATGCAGCCCCTGTCGCTCCCGTAGGACCAGTTACGCTTGGTCCTGTTGGGCCTGTCGGGCCGATATTAGTCGAAATTATAGGTGTAGCTGTAAGAATAACGCCCGGAGAACGCGGAGTTGTTGGCGACGTTCCTACCGCAATCGTTTGAATAGAAACAGATGTGCTTTCTGTTTGCCAATACATTTGAATATATTGGCCAGCAGTAACCTCAACGATAATATTTGCCGCAGCAATTAACGCACCATTCACACTGCCATGGGAAGAAGGAATGGTAAATTGACTGTTAGTGTCAGCAATATCTGATCCATTTTTACGGAACCAAACATTTGTGTTGTAAATTGAACTAGAACTATTCGTGAACTGAATTGAGAACTGGATATTGTAAGCTCCAGCTTGCGCGAAAGTTACTTGACTTCCGCTTACAATACTTACTTGATTGCTATTGGGATCAGTTGAATTAAGACCAATCGCATAAGCTACAGTTGTCGAAGCCGCTGTTTGGTTTGTTGTATCGAAGAACGAGCCCCAATATGCAACACTTCCACCCGGACCTGTCGGGCCACCTGCACCTGTCGGACCCGTAACTGACGGACCAGTAGCACCAGTTGGACCAGTTGGGCCAGTAACTGTTGATTGTGCCCCTGTAGCTCCAGTGGCTCCAGTAGGACCAGTAACAGAAGCTCCCGTCGCCCCGGTTGATCCAGTAGGTCCTGTAACACTCGGCCCCGTCGGTCCGGTTACGGTTGATTGGGCTCCAGTTGGACCAGTTGCACCTGTCGGGCCTGTTGGACCTGTAACTGTGGATTGAGCCCCAGTAGCACCCGTTGGGCCTGTGACATTAGAAACCGGACCTGTCGCACCTGTTGGACCTGTCGGACCAGTTACCGTCGAAGCGGCACCGGTTGCACCTGTGGCCCCCGTCGGGCCAGTAAGACTTGCGCCTGTCGATCCCGTAGCACCTGTAGGTCCCGTGACGCCGGTAGGGCCGGTCACATTAGATGCTGCACCTGTAGCCCCTGTGGGACCAGTTGCACCTGCAGGTCCGGGCGCTCCATTCAAATTCACTGTCCAGCTTGTAAACGTGCCAGTGCCCGTAATGGAAGTGACATTCACAACCATCGCGCCAGTGCCAGAATTATAAGACGTGACCGTGCCGACCATGTAATGGGTCGAGTCGTTTGCGATCAACACCTGCTGCGCAGTGGTGTAGGAAAGCCCCGTGCCAACAGTCAAAGACTGCGTTCCCGTCGCAATCGTCAGCGATGTTGTTGAGGTCGTCGGATAAAGACTGCCCTGTGCGCCCGTAGACCCAGTTGGTCCTGTCGCGCCAGTAACGCGAGGGCCTGTAGCGCCAGTTGCTCCTGTAGCGCCAGTTGTCCCCGTAGGTCCAGTAACTCCAGTAGGCCCTGTCCAGCCCGTAGGGCCTGTACATCCGGTTGGTCCAGTTATGCCGGTAGGTCCCGTCCATCCAGTTGGTCCGGTCCAGCCTGTGGGTCCCGTCCAGCCTGTAGACCCTGTAACTCCAGTTGGCCCAATCGGTCCAGTTGTCGTAACAATAACGCCGTTATTAATCCACTGCGATCCATTCCAGATCCACAGCACATTTGTGTCAATTGCAACATACGCATCACCGATTTGACCAGTGTAGCTGTAAGGGTAGCCCGGAAGGCTGGTCTGTGTGCTAACTGTGCCTTTATAGGTGATGCTGTTGCCAGTTGGACCCTTGATGCCAGTAGCACCAGTTGGTCCTGTAATGCTTGCGCCCGTTGGTCCAGTTGCCCCCTGTGCGCCAGTATTTCCAGTATTTCCTTGTGAGCCTTGTGCGCCAGTAGGCCCAACGCTGCCGGTCGCTCCAGTTGGCCCAATACTGCCTGTTGCTCCTGTGGAGCCTGTAGACCCTGTGGGGCCGGTAAGACTCGCGCCTGTCGGACCTGTCGCGCCAGTAGGACCACCCGCTGGGCCTGTCGGACCAATCGGCCCTGCCGCAGAAACTTGGTCAAAATTTCCCGTAAACGGATTAAAAACCCAATTCGACATTTTAGCTCCGTGTCACGGAAATCAGATTGTTCGATCCATCATACGCGAGGGTCAAAGTCGCTTGCAGCGTTCCACCCGAACCATTCAAATAATATCTCACAGTTGTAAGATTTGAGCCAGTATAACTCAAAGACAAGTAATCATATTCAACTGGCGCAAGCGGCGTGAGTGCGACAAGCCCCGGCGCGAACTGCGTAGTGGACGTTGGTGTCGCTACTGGCCCGACTTGAACAAGCGGCCTCGGCTGACCTTGATAAATCGGGACAAGAGTTGCATTTGGATTAGACATCTTAAAACACCCTACATTAGTATTCCAAAGTGCCTATCACAGCCGTGCTGCTTGCAGTAGCACAATACAACGCCGCAGTTAATTTTGTCACGTCCAAAGTCGTTCCGGTCGGCAACGGAAAACCTGTCGTGCTACTTACACCATTCGCTCCAAGATAAACAGTCGCGCCGCTGGTGTTGGAAATGAAACGTCTTGACTTCGAGGTTGTCAGGCTTTCAAGAGCCTGCACCGTTCCCGCAGTTGTGCAGGTGATTTGTGTAGAGGTAACAATCGTGCCCGCGAAGGCTTCACAATAACTTGCATTATTCGGATCACATATGGCCACATCACTTTGAATGCTGCCATTTGGCGCTGCGAAAGCCCCGGAAAAAGTTGCCAGCAAGAACGCTAAACTTTGCCAAAACTTTTTCACAGTTCTCTCCAAAATTTCCAGCAAGGTGAAGGGGGCTAGGCCCCCTTCATTTCGCAGAACTTAGTTATAAACCCACGCAAACGTGGACTGATCTGTCGAGCCACACAGAACAACACGGGTAACTGTGCCGGTCGAAGAACCAACTGCCGTGCCGGTAGCACCTGCAGCTGCAAGCGTCAGGCTGTAAGCAACACCATTCGTGATCGTAGAACGAGCGCCGTTAAGTGCTGACGTGCAGGAAGGCAACGTCGCAATCGTAACAGGCGTTGACAACACATACGTCGAAACGCTTGAACCAGAAAGCACATACGCACGAAGCTGTGAGGTCTGGATAAGTTCGGTCTGTGGCTGAATGCTGCCAACCGTCAGACCAGAATAACTCTGCGTCAAATTCGTATCAGCTGGGATCGTTTCATTACCCGTCAGCGGCAGGGTCGTAGCATTACCCGTGATTGGGCTCGAGGTAGCAAGCGGATAGCCAGGAAACTGGCCAGCAGCAAAAGCAGCCGTTGCGCCGAAAAGCGCAAGCAAACTGCCATAAAGAGCAACTTTCTTCATCATTTGCCTCTTATGTGCGAGATCGCATTGCGCAAACCGTCACCTTGCGCGGGAGTTCCAACATTCTGTGTGACGCCAGATTGGTAATCGGGATTTTCCGAAGGAATACGGTCTTCTGCTTCATAAACCGCATTACCCTTCCGAGCAACCTTCGAAATCATCCCATCTTCACTCATTTCATATCCGAAAGAGTGGTGAATTGTGCCCGCTCTTGATCCGCGCACTGGCCGTGCTGCCAAAATCTTCGCGCTATCATTACCTTTTGCCATGGGCCTCGCCCCTTTCGCATTCAGCGCACAATATTCAACATTTTCGACCATTTAGTCAACCCTACGGGGCCAAAAACATCCAGAATTCCGCTTAAATCGGCCCTCTTTCAATCCAATGCAGGGTCGGGATCACGTTTTGTGTCTCTGCCCTCAAAATTGCCCCTTTCAAGGTGTCTTCGACGAGTTCTAACTGGTTTTCTTTGCTCAAATGTCTTGCAGCCACGATGCCAAGGGGCTTTTTATCAGGCCACACTTTGCGAGCAATCGGGAAATATAAGTCTTCAATTTGCGCTCTTCCCGCCTGCACGTCCGTCAGCTTACACTCAATAACCACAACTCTCTTATTCCCGACAATCAGCAGATCCATCTGGCAATGCCCGGGCCCGTTCATGTCGGTAAACTCAAACCACTGCCCATGTTCTGCCCGTGGGATCGCCGCTGCAAGGGCTTTTTCATACCTTAAACCTGCAGCCTTCGCTCCTTTTGGTCGGGACTTTGGCAAATTCGCGGGGCGCAAACACATCGCTGCGTAATGAAGCCCCACGATATGGCGAAAGGTCACGGGCGAAGCCCCTTTTAGAGAGAAGTCTTGTCTTTGAGCTTGCTTACTGACGCACTTTTCGGTTCCACAACTGGAATAGAACAGATCAATCTGTCAATAGCCCGCATCAACGCAGCTTTTCCTTCCTCCGTCTGCAATTCCTCATAAGTAAGGATTAGTTGACGGACTACTTCACACCGCTGTGCGTAAGGATCTGCGTAGATGATTTCAGTGTCAGGGATCATTTCAACTTCACTCATTTCCGCCCCCTTCGACCTACGGGTGAAACCTTCTGGTCATAGTCGGCTCGAATAGCATTAAGCATCTTCACGCCGATTTCAACTGTCGGAGCGCACCACGCACGTCCACGGGAATTATCTGGTTCTCGCGGGTCCACAATCACCAAGGCCGCTGGGTGAATAGGCATTTTCTTCAACCCCAACGTCCGGGCGTATGTGTCTGCCAACTTATACCCGGAAACCCTGACCAACTGCGCACATATCCCGTCTGGACTTATGGTGCCCTCATCTCCACCAATATGCCTGTGTCCTGCGACAAGAATGTGATCTCGAAAGCCGGTAATAAGTTCCCTTTTGGGTCCGTGCATGGAGTTCCAGATCGAATGCCCCGGAAAGTCATGGCGAGCATGGATGCGTGTCACAACTCCGCAAGGCTGTTTGAGAGCCAGCCTGACACCATGATCTTCGTAGAGCGAGCCCACTTGCTTCGTGAACCATGCGACAGGATCACCCGACCCTGCCCAGAGATCATGATTTCCAGCAATAATAAACAACCAGTTGACGCTCTTGACCATCCATTCAACAAGCGTCCAGCTTTCCCGTGCCGTCACGCTCTGGTCTGCGTAGAGCCTTGCAAGTCGCCCGACCCAGTTGTTTGCAAGATCCCCGATGTTGCAGGCAAGGATGTGGGGGTGTTGCTGGGCTAGTTCGATGTGGGATTTCAAAAGGTGGAACGCGCAGCCGGGGTCGTCTATGTGTGGATCACCAAAGATCAGCAGCCCATAGGGCCCCTCAATATTCACATTGATGTCTATAAGTTCCCGCGCCTCATCTGCGGCGATCACCCTTTGGCTTTCCACCAAGCGATCTTGAATTAATTCCTCGATCTGTCTCGATCTGTGCGGGAGCGACGGGGCGCTAAATCGTCTTAAACTTTCCCGGTCTTTCATTTTATTCGTAAGAAAATGCACCCGTCGATGGGCTGTAACTTTATGAATTCCAAGTGCATCTGCGATTTTATAGAAGTCATAGCTCCCATCTGCCTTTTTGAACTTCCTCATCGCTTCTAGTGTTTTTTGTTGCTCCGCTTCTGAAATTGCTTTTTGTGCCACAATAACCTCCAACCCTTCCGGGCGGTTTGAGCGTCACTTCTTTTTCTTCACCTTTTCCGGGAGCTTTTTGGTCTTACCCTTGTCTGCGGCCTCAAATTCTTTCCCGACAGACTGTGGGATTTTCAATCGCTTGGCAGCTTTCGGGTCATGCGCCACCATCGCCATTAAATTGTGTTCGGCTTTGCTTTTTGACGGCATTGTGACAGTCCTTTCTGCAAGGTCCTGTATTTACACACAAAACCCGTGTCAAGTCAATTTTATATGTAATAACCTTCAAATTATCTTACACGGGATCTTCATATCTTCATCATGCTCATACACAGCACACAACCGGTGATAGCCATCTGCAATGATTAAAGCATTCGAAGAACGCACCAGAAGGAGGGGCGAGAGCTTTTTGTCATGTCTGATCTTGTCAAGGGTGTGTTCGACTTGATCGTTTGAAATGCCGAGGGGTGAAAGCCCGGAGGCCCGCAGAATGTCCTTCGCCTTGAAATGCGAGATCGGAGCAGACCGCAATCGGTCTATCATCACCTTTGCAGCTGCAGGCGTGATCAGCAACGACAAATATTCCGCCCCCGCCGGATAGTTGTGTTCTTCCGGTTCATCAAACCAATAAATCGCTCTTGTCATTTCTTCTTGCCTTTTGCCGTCCCCTTTGCAGCTCGCATGTTGTCTACAAGGTTCGGGTAAGGGCGTCCGGCAGCTTTCGCCGCAGCTTTTGCAGACGCCTTTTTAGCTGGTGACAGGGGCTTGGATTTGCCGAGGTCTTTCGGCCGGGGCTTTTCCCAGACGGGCTTAGATTTTGATGACATCACTCACATTCCTCTGCAAGAAATCGTTCCAGATACGTAGTAGCTTCAGATTTTCCTTCAGCTTCTAATAAATAGACTTTGGCAAATTCCAGCACTAATGGATCATCTCTAAAATGGCCGAGCCCTCGATTACAATGATTACACAGAATTCCTCTAATTTTGCCCGAATGGTGATCGTGATCTACCATTTTTTCGGAATTTGATTGAAAGACATATCCGCAAATCACGCAATCTGCAGTAGTTTCAATCAAATGTGCAAGTTGGTCATCATCCATTACCGCCCGAAAACGCCCACGACGATTTGCACTGCGATAACTTCCTCGGCAAGCACGACACCAACTGTCAAAGCCATCTTTTGTTCGATTATGCGGCGGAAAATCTTCAAGCGTCAACGCTTTCAGTTCTCCACAACGGGTGCAGACTTTCATTTACATTTCCATACCTTTAGGCTTTTATTAAGTCTCGACTCAGGATCTTTTGCTGCTTCCGGAAACTTTTTAGCCATCCCGCCCATTCTACTGCAAAAGGACTTTTTCCGTCCTGCGTCTTTTTCATTTTTAGGATTTGGGGCGGGCGGTTTAAGGTTGTGTCCTTCGGCCTTTGCGCTTGCGCGACCTTTCGCATTTAAGCCCCCTTTCGGATTTTTGCCTTCCGCTCTCTGCCATGCTGGTGTCTTCGCCATGTCTACCACCCTTCTCTTTTCGCCTGCGTTTGCGCAAGCCATTCCGCAGCTTCCGCTTCTCGATCTGCAATTTGTTTATCAATCATCGCCCCTTTTGTCTCCGCTATCTCCAAAGGAGATGGATAGTATGTAGGCTCGCGGGGCGGGTCGATTTCGCCGGCGAGGCCGGGACCTTCGGCCCCCAGCAACGTCTGCCCATTGTCCTCTCCTCTAACGCCTTCGGCGGGGAGAATATTCACACTTTGCGCATCGATGGTTTGCGGGGTTTCGCCGGTTGGGGAGACAAAGTTGATCTGGAGTGCTAGGCCCGCGCCGCCGGGACCTGCGACTTGGAGGGCCTGTTGTGGGGTCGGCCCGCCTTTCGCAGTTGCAATGCTGCGGTCGGCCATGGTTGTAAAGAGATCCATGAGTTCGCGTTTGGTGAACTTGTCCGGGTCAGCCTCAAAGCGTTCGGTCAATTCCTCAAGAACGCTGGTGCCAAGCGCTGCCATGCGTTGATGAACGTCGATGTAAACCTCGTTCAATTCTTCTGCGTAATAGGACACCAATTCCTGAAAGGCTGGGTCGTTTTTGAGATCAGAAATGCGGGGGGCTGTGAGGCCTGTTAGGTTCGAGCATTCGATGAGCGACTTCCCCGCCGCGACCGCTTTTGCCAGAAGATGGTGATTGTAGCGGAGCGTTTTGAGCTTCGGCGTAGCCCCGTCCTTCCGGGCTTCCCATAAAGACGCGATGTCGGTTTCCGCGAGATGCCTTGTGACGTTGTAGAGGATCGGGGCGGGGCGTCGGCCTCTGCCGGGGGGAACGATGACTTGCATGAACGGGGCTCCAGAGTTGCGTTAGCACCATCTGGGATTGAGTATAACATGGGCCTGTTATTATGCAAAGCGCCCGTCAGGGCGGGCACTAACGCTCACGCAAGGAGTCCATTAGGTCCATCACCTTTTTCTCGACTCCTATCATTTTGGGTGGGGCTAAGCATTACAACAATCCCTTCAAAGGCCAGTCCCCGGGGGGTAAATGCTGGGATCGAAAACGCTGAAAAAAGTAGGGGAACTCCCCTACTCTTCCTGATATACTGCGGATGACTCGTCACGGAACTTGAACCGAAAGATAACTGGTAATCCAAATTGTTCCCCAGTATCATCAAAATCAACCCTAACCGTCCCGTCGAGTGCCGTTGCCAAATCAACTACGTCAAATTGAACTTGGGCTATCGTCGCGGCATGTAATAACGAGTCGAAACTCGCCGCTAATGTGCGTGAATTCATGATCTTATTCCCCATGTCAAACAACAAATCACCAACTGGTGACAATAGGATAATGACAGGTTAGGCCCATCATGTCAATAGGGTAGGGCAACAATTATCACCAATATTCACCCATCATGCACATGGGTATCATTTTTATAGGCCTTGCGCTTTTCTGTCCATAATGGGCCTAACCTACAACCCATTATATATTCAGTATATAATGGGTTTAACCTTCTATTCTCTATATTTTTTTTTCACACTAGGATACATCCAAAGCACCAAGCACAAGGTTAAACCCATTACAACCCCAAAGCACACATAGCGACCAAAAATAATACCCATAAACATCACCCCAAAATAAATGTGACTTTTATTGCCCTACCATATTGACACGCCTTTCCCATATCTATAAGTTAAACCCATCAAATCGATGCGAGTCGTTTTGACATGGGCAACCCGCCCAAGCTATTTGACAATCTAATCAACAACATAGGAGTCGAAAATGACTAATCTTAACGCGCGCCTACAATTTCAATCCTTCGCCGTTAATGCCGATGAATTGCCTCAACAATCCATCGACGCGCTATTGCAATTAGGGTTTTCTACCAAAATCAAAAACGCAATAGCGGGTGTTCGGGCGGGTGTATTAGGCACGGGCGCAACGCCTTGGTCGCAAGATGATATACACGACGCGGCAGTTGACGCGGGCCTTTCGACATGGGGGCCGAACGAAGAAACGGCGCAAGCCATTTGCGACCATTTCCAACGTGAAATGTTCGAAGCAATTCGGACAGGTATCTCAAAATCTTCCCGCGCAACCAAGCCAAGGCAATCGCCCGATGAGGCAATGCGCGAAGCAATCGGGATTGAGGAATTGGTCAAATGGTCAAAAGAAACTAATCGCGCACTACCAAAACGTAGCACCCCTGAGGGCAAGAAAGCATTTTTCGAATTGCTTGCTAAAGCCCTCACCAAGCCAAAATTCGCGGCACGAGTAGAACAAGAATTTTCGCGCCGTAATGCAATCAAATCACTCGATCTTGACGACTTGATCGACTAACCAACAAGCGCCGGGGTTGTTACACCCCGGCCTTTTCTTTCCCCACAAATGGAGTCACCAAATGACCGTGTTCGAACTTGTAGAAATGCTAAAAGAATTCAACCCCGACGCTGAAATCTACATTCAAGGCGAAAACTATCAAGATGAAGGCTTAACATCCCCAAGCCTCGTGGTGAATAAAGTAGCAGATGAATTCGTCGTGATTTACTAAAAACTGGCGGCAATCAAATGGCGGCGGCAATCAACTGCCGCCATTTCCTTTTCACCCACGGAGCCAAACATGCAACACGCGCAGCAATTGGAAACATTCATAACAACCTATCCCGGCAAGCCAGCCTTTTACGAGGTTATACGGCTGGCTCAGGAACTCGACCAAGCCGTCACAATGGTGGCAGATAATGGTGGCTTAATGGTTTTTGACTTCGCAGATAATTCCACGACTTCAGTTGAATACAAATAACATTCACGCCCCCGCCAGAAATGGTTGGGGGCAATTCCTACTGGCAACCACAAAAGGAGTCCACAAATGGCAATAACTCAAGAGCGCATGATAGCACTCATCACGGCGGCAAGGCAGTGCAAAGATTGCGCCCTAACCTACCAGCGTTTCATAACAACCGAGATCAAAAATCTCCCAACAAACCCAGAACTCGCTGACGTAATGGTGACGCTCCGCGCAATCCAGACGCTCGCCCTCACCAACTCTATCCCGATGGAGGCTGCGGAAATCCTTGCGAGAGAGGAGGAGCATTTCCGACTCATGGCGGCAAAGAACAAGCGGGCGGCGGCATATGCAAAGCGCAAGCGAGGCGTTCCCGCCAACAATCTCGCAGATGTCCCCGAACTATCTGGCCTCAAATCCCCCACAGCACCAAAAACACTCGACAGATTTAAATACGCCTCCCTACAGGAGATTGTAAAACCTCATCCCTCTCACCCAAATCAACCTCCTGCCACCAACTGGAGCCCAGACGACGATCTCATCCAGCACAAAATCAAAATCAACGAGGCGCACAAAAAGGCCAACATGCCGGAGCCATACCCCGACGTTTACGACTCCAACACACCTCTCCGCGACGACGACTGCCGCGCATTAGGCATACCAGTTCTATCTGACGACGAACTATTCTAGCGCATAAAATAATGGGCCCAGCGTAAGGTTAAACCCCTTGACGTTAGGCCCATTATATGCCATAAAAAGATAGCGCATAAAAAGCGCACAGCGACCCTTCAGCAGTTGGACTATCGCAGATGGCAACAAACAACTCCTACAACAAACACTTCAGCAGAATGCGTAAAGGCAAGCAGGAAATCTTCGCCTATTACGAGGCGCAACCTGCCCACGTTCGCGCATGGTTTCAGCAGTTCCCCGCCAACGTCTGGCCCGACGGCTTCGGCAGCATCGAGCGCCTCATCCCCGACAGCGAAGCTCGCCACCTTGCGGGCCTCGAAGCAGTCTGGGGCCCTGACCATCCAGCAGTTCAAGACGCGAGACAAAAAATCCATGTCAAGCGTGGGAAGGTGCAGCGCGTGGCAGACCTTAACGACCTCGACGACTTCGACTTCTAACAGGAGCCCAACATGACCCTACAAGAACAACTGACCGAAATCTGGAACCGCCGGGGAGTCGAAAACCCCGGCAACATCAACATCTGGGCTCTTGAAGGCGAACGCCTTTCAGTCAAGCCTGGTGCAAAGCGCCGCCCCGCTTGGGACAAAGCACTGCTCAAACGTGCCAAGCGCGACCTTCCCAACTGGTATGCAAACAAGTCCAAACCCTACTGACAGGAGATCCCAATGTTCTGGTTCAAACACAAATCTCAAATCGCAGCACTTCAAGAGGAAGTCTGGACGCTCACCAAAAAGCTCGAAGAGCTTGAGTCCTTCATCCACTCCGACGCTTTCCATGAGCTGATCGAGAGCCGCTTTGATGAGTCCAAGTTTGATGATCTCGCACAAGAGGCTGTCGAGCGCTGCGTCGAAAACGCTGATCTCCACATCTCAGTGAGGTTCTAATGGACTCCTTCATCCAACACACAGCCGGAGGTGTGCTATTCTCCGGCCCCGACGCCGTTCGCCTTCAGCAAGCCATCACTCTCCGCTCTGCCATAAAAATGTATGTGCGGAGCGGCGGGCAGATCATTCCAACTCGCGGGATGGGCATCACCAAAATGCTCGCCCTGACCACCAACATCACTGGCAAAAAATACAAACGCACTCAGACTGAGGACGCCATGCGCGACCTCCACATCTGGATTGAAACCATGAAATCAGCCCTGCCAATCTTCGAGGAGCATCTACAATGAGCAAATACAACGGCTGGACAAACTACGCCACATGGCGAGTCAACTTAGAGTGCTTTAGCGACGGCGATCTTTCTGACTTCGGCGGGGAAGCTGCAGCCCTGTCCCCATCCGACCTTGCTGAAGAACTTAAAAGCTATGTGGAGTATCATGTTGAAGAAACCAGCGAAGGCCTTGGACAGTCTTACGCTTTCGCATTCCTCATGGATGTGAACTGGATTGAAATCGCCCAGCACCTGATCGACGATTACAAAGAGGAGACTGCGGCATGATCGAGATCGAGATCGACCCTCACGCCTTACAGGAGGTTACAAGGCTCATGGGCTTCTACATGGAAGACTGCCACCAACTCGACGCAGCCCTCCTCAAAGAAGCTCTGTCCGAATTCCAATCTGCGCTCGACGATTATGCCGAGCGTCAATACATCCTACGCACAACATACTAGGAGCCCCAATGCAAACCTTCTTACCCTACGCAGACTTCGCAGCATCTGCCCGTTGCCTCGACCGCCAGAGGTTAGGCAAACAACGTGTAGAGACTCTCCAAATACTTAATGCCCTGACAAACCCGCGCTACGGCTGGCAGTCACACCCCGCCGTCAACATGTGGCGTGGCTGCACACAACTCCTTTGCACCTACGGGATCGAAATGTGCCGTGAGTGGCTCCGTCGTGGCTACGAGGACAACACCGGCCCCAAAATCGCAGCCTTCTTCGACTCTTCCGACTCAAACCCCGCCAAACCCTATTGGCTCGGCCTTGAGGCAGTCCACGCCTCACATAGAAGCAATTTGTTGCGGAAAGACCGCGCCCACTACGCTCAATTCAATTGGACAGAGCGTGATGACCTTCCTTACTTCTGGCCGGTCTAACGACCCCCTGTCACCTTCGCACTACATAGGAGCCAAATATGTCTACTACACACGCCAATATCTCCCTCATGGGCTTTGACTTCGAACTCGAAATTGAAATCCAAGTTCGCTCTTTCGGCACCGCCCCGTCCGGCCAGTTCAACGGGCCCCCTGAGAACTACGACCCCGGCTCCGAGCCTGACTTCGACATTGTAACTCTCGTCCTGCGACTCGACGGCCTCGGCCCAGCCTTCGAAGCAACAGGCGAACTTTTCTACACCCTCTCATCTCTCCGTTCCGTAGACGACGCTATCCTCGACCACATCGTTGAACTCGAAGAAAACTACTCAGACGAGTGGGACGACATCGCCTACTCCCGCGAAGACTATCGTGAACGCGACGAGATGCGCCAGCGCGCACATGACGCTTGCTGGGAGGACTAATCCATGCACTTCCTTGCGCTCCTCTTTTTCCTCTCTGCCACGGTATCTTGGCTCCTCTTTTGGGGCCTCTTTTACTTCTTCTTCAACTTCTCCCTCATCCTCTCCTACACATGTTTTTGGAGCCCCGACGAACGCAAACGCTACTGCCCTAACGGGCTCCTTTCTGCCATACTCCACAACAAATAGGCCGCATCCAGCGCACAACTTTGTGATTGACTTAGACCCACCGATATGCTATTATACCTTATTAATCAGGAGCTTAACCAATGCCACGTATTCCAGCACATTCCGCCACAGTCTACACCTCCGGCGACAAAATCCATCTCCACCTTCCAGCCCCCAAAGGCTACACTTCCGAGCTAACCTTCCCCGCTACCACCGAAGGCGCTGAGTCCCTCTTGCGTGTCCTGCGCCAGCGCGAGGTCTACTCCTACACCCACCCAGTCGCTATCGCGCAGCCGTCCATGCCAATTCAATACGTCGTGGACGCTTGGCAGCGCTCAACCCCCGACGCCGCCACCAAACTCGAGCGCGCAAAGCAACGCGCCGATGCCGAACGCTTCAAACATAAAAGCAAACAGGAGCAACTCGATGAACTAGACGCGCTTCTCGATCTAACATTCTGACCCATCACCTACTCAGTATCTAATGTGTCTAACCTGCGCACAGCGCACCTTACAAAACGGAGCCTATCATGTCATTTGCCCAGATCATCGCACGTCTCGAGTCCATGAACGCAGAGATCTCTCTGTTCCGCACGAACTACCAATACGCTGATGACGACCGATGGACAGCCTCCATCGAGATCAAACACGAAGCCAAAGACCTCCAGCTCAAAGCGCGTGGAACAGGCGGGGACGTTGAGGACGCCCTCCAAGCCGCTTGGGGCAAGGTCGAGGCCATCGTCAACACCCTCACCTTCTCCAAAGGTTTCGAGATCCCTCTCCTGTCAATCGAGGCCACCGCCACCCCAGAACGCGAGATCACGTTTTGATGTCCCCTATCGTCTCCCAATACCTTGCAGCCGTGGACGCTCTATGCGTCCACCCCACCAACTCCAGCCCTGACGCAAAGCTCGCACTCTACCGCCGCCTCATCGCACAGTGGACTCGTTCTCTCAACGACGTTGAAAAACGTGGGAAAGCTGGGCGCTTTTCTAAACTCGAAATCGCCGAAATCATCGACGAGATGATGGAGCGCATCCGTGAACTCAAAGGTTACAACCATGTCAACTCCTGACCACATCCTCAAAGACGTTGGAGTCTTTGCCTACCAAAAAACAGAGTCGTTTTTGAGAGATCAATTTGATCTCCACGACTACAATCCCGACGTTCTTGCGGTCGCGTCCATCAACACGATCCAAGCTGGCTTTTTAATGCTTTGCATCGCGTCTTATGCTGCGACAAAGCACAAACACCCCGTGGACATCACGCTCGCCATGGCCACGGAGGTTCTCAAGAAAGGAGGCCCCAACATCGAAAAGGCCCTTGAAGCCGCCGAGATCTTCAACAACACCTACCCAACCCCCCAATAGGCGCAACACGCCCACAACCTCACAGGAGCCACCAACATGCCATTACATCATGCACCTTTAGTTGGGGCATTTTTCCGCCCACCAGCCAAGGCCTTGCTCGCATCCTTACCCGCCGGACATCCTCTTGAACTCCGTCCCGAGCCTGAGAACCCATACGATCCCAACGCCGTCGCGGTCTGGCTCGACACCAAGACCTTACCATCCGAGGCCCGTGAGGAACTAGTCGAAACCCTCGAAGGCACCGGCTTTGACCTTGAAAGCATGGACGAGCAACGTGACTTCCACGTTGGCTATATGGCAAAGGAACAAGCGGCCCTACATATCGAGGCCCTTGGCCTTCTGCTCGAGTCCCTCAAAGTTGACTCCATGATCTCCGGCAACGGCCCCTTCATCGACGGGCTTGAGGCCAAGCTATCCTTCACCCACTCCGGCACCTACCAAGTCACCTTCTTCCTGTAACCAGTTATGTATTCGAAAGGTATTCCCATGTTATCTCCAACCCCAGAACAGCAATACATCATCGCAGCGGCCAAAAGCCCTTCGTCCATTATGATTAATGCCCTCGCGGGCACCGGCAAGACCACAACGCTCCAGATGCTCGCATCCGTCCTGCCGTCCGAGCCCATCCTCGCGCTCGCGTTCAACAAGAAAATCAAAGAGGAACTCGAAAAGCGGTTCCCTTCCAACTTCACAGTCATGACCATGAACGGCCTCGGCCATCGCGCTTGGGGCAAAACCATCAACAAGCCGCGAATGCTCATCGACGACAAGAAACTGGGACGCCTCACGACCGAGGCACTCAAAGCCTTTCCATCCAGCAAAGGTTCATGGAACGAGATCAGACAACTTGTCATCTATGCAATGCAGAGAGGCGTAGTTCCCACCCAATTCCAAAACGCAAAAGGGCTCTTGCCGGATACCCCCGATACGTGGCAGGAGATCGCATCTGACTACGACCTTTTGCTCACCGCAGACGAGTGCAAATTGTCCCGTCGCATCTTATGCGAGTCGATAGAAGAAGGCCTAAAAGGAGTCATAACCTATGATGACCAGATCTACCTCCCCGTGGTTTTCACAGGCGACTTTCCTCGCTTCAACACAGTCCTTGTCGATGAAGCCCAAGACCTTTCCCCACTCAACCACCAGATGCTACGTAAATGCGCCGCCGGACGCCTCATTGTGGTTGGCGACCCTCGACAAGCCATCTACGCTTTCCGAGGAGCAGACAGTTCGAGCATGGACACCATCAAAGCCCTGCGATCCGAGTGGATTGAACTCCCTCTCAACACCACATTCAGGTGCCCGCTCTCTGTAGTCGAACGCCAGCACAATCACGCCCCGCAATACCGCGCCGCCGAAAGCAATCCTCGCGGCGAGATCTACGACCTGACAAATGAAAAATGGACATGGGAAGCCATACCCGCAGGCGACACCGCAGTGCTTTGCCGCAACAACGCCCCGCTCATTTCTATGGCCTTCAAGCTGATCCGTCAGGGTATTGGCGTGAACATGTTAGGACGCGAGATCGGACGTGGCCTTTCAACAATCGTCAAAAAGCTCTGCCCTGACTTAACAACCAAGGTCGATCAGTTCCTACCACTTCTCACAAACTGGCACGAAACCGAAAAGTCCAAGGCCGAGGCAAACGGCGATAGCACCAAAGCTGCCAATACGACTGACAAATATGAAAGCATCATCGCAGTCATCTCCGCAAAAAAGCCCCGCACTGTCGCAGAGCTTATTGAGGAGCTTAACTCGTTATTTGCGAAAAACAATGGGCAGGTCATTTTGGCAACTGGGCACAAAGCGAAGGGGCTCGAATGGGACAACGTAGTTCACCTCGACCCTTGGCGCATTCCATCCAAATACGCCAAATCTCCTTCGGAGATGAAACAGGAAAACAATCTCCGTTACGTCCTTGAGACTCGCACAAAACACACCCTCATCCTCGCCAACCTGTCAGACTTTGAGGCCTAAAATGCGCTACACAATCGGAACACTTGTCACCAACTGGGACCAATACGACGAGATGCAGAAATCTTTCATTCGTGCAGGATTTTCTCAACGCGACTGCCAATACCTCCCCCTCAACAACGTGGGGAAGAACAACTTTGACCTTTATTCTGGAGGCAACACAATCCTGTCCCAAGCCTTGGGCGACTACGTGATCCTTGTCCATCAAGACGTTCGCTGCGCACCGGACGGCATCGACAAACTAAATACATGTATTGATGGGCTTGAAGCTGTGGACCGTTGCTGGGCTGTGGCCGGAAATGCAGGAGAGTGGGACAGGCAATGGTTTGTGCGCATCACCGATCCTTACGGGCCGAATCAAAACTCAGCGCCTTACTATCCACACGAAGTCAACATGCTCGACGGAAACTTTCTTGTAGTAAAGCGCAGCACAAACGTCGCATTTTCCCACGACCTGACAGGTTTCCACTACTACGGCTGGGATCTATGCCTCAACGCCGACATCCGAGGCTACAACTCCTACATCATCGACTTTCACATCACGCACAACTGCAAAGGAACATACGATCCGAACTTCGAAGTCTGCAAGGCAGCATTCATTTCCAAATGGAAAGAGGCCCTTCGATCACGAACAATCGGAGCCTTTCCAAACGATATAGTCACAATCCCATAACAACAAGGAGCCTTTCGCCGTGGATTTCTTCGACCCTTCACGCCCGCGCATATCGGGCCTACCAGCATTCGCACCCGGACAGGGTGTAGGACTTTCAGTCATCCCTGCGCTTTACTTCGCCCCTCGTTCTGGGGGCGATACCATCGAGATCTCAGGGTTCTTCTCGGTCGGCGCAAATCGTTCATCACGTTTTGTGACCGAGATCCCCGCAAGCGACTTCCCAGAATTCTGGCAACATTGGCTTTCTGATCCAGAGGATTGCGCCCGCAAAGCCTTTCAATGGAAACCCGCAGACGCAGCACAACCAAGCGCCCCTGTGCGCACCCTTGCGCCACCACCTACACCGCTCAGCCCGTTAGACTTCGACGAACTTTTGGAGGGACTAGAATGAAAACGCTTTACACCATTGCAGCACTTTTGCTATCCAACTCAGCAATCGCACAGGAAACAAACTTTTACGGGCCGTCTGGCGCATACGAAGGCAGTGCTTACAGCAACAGCGGATCGACAAATTACTACGGCCCGTCAGGTGCATACCTTGGGAACTCCTATTCCGCAAATGGTGCCACGAACTATTACGGCTCGACAGGAGAATATCAAGGTTCTTCATACGGACCAGCGGTAGGAGGGTATTATGAATGATGAACTCTTAAACGAAATTGCGATTTACGCTGCGATTGTGTTCTTTGCTGGGGGTGTGTCTTACATTGTTCACCTGCTTTTGAGCGGAGATTATTGATGTCAAACTCCGCAACATCCAAGGGCACACTTCTCAAAATCTTTTACGAGGCGGGTTACAACGATGCCCTTCATGCTGTGGCGAAGATCATCGCAGATTTTGATCCGTATGACCCTTACATTGTGGGCAAGATGAAGATTGAGGAACGCAAAGCGGCGCTTATCGCCGCCATCAAGGAGCTTCACAAATGAACAACGTCCGAACCGACACACAATCTCGGCGCTACAAAGACCCCGCCGAACTTACCAAATACGAGCAAGCCCTTCTCGACCTCAAACGCGACGGCTTAACGCACAAACAAATCGCTTCCCACTACAAGGCCAGCATCAACACGATCTCGAACAAATTCACCATCATAAACCACAAACTTAGACTTGCGGCATGGAGCAGGTGCAATGACTGACTATTCAGACCTTGTTGAGAGATTGCGTCGTGACGGTATTGCTGCCCGAGACACATTGAAATGTGTGGAAATGGCGCCTACGGTTGACCCAGAAGATGCGCTTAAAGCCGCCGACGCTATTGAGCTTTTACAGCGCGAACTAAAGTGCGCGAATGAATTATGGGAGCAGCAAAAGGAACTGGCTTTGGAATATTTGGCTGACATAGAAAAGGCTCATGTGCGTATTGAGGAATTGAAAGAACTATTAAGGAAAGCGAATAATGATTTTTTCAATATTGAAGCGAACGCATTTGACATGAAAAATCGCATTGCTGAATTAGAGGCAGCATTAAAGCCGTTTGCTGACGCTAGCGATTTACACCTTGGCAGCGAGGATATGTCGATAGCGTTTGGCATAACTATTAAAGACCTACGCCAAGCCCGTAAGGCATTGGGAGAGAAGGAATGAGTGACCGCCGCCCAACGGATAACCATCGATGTATTTGTTGTCGATGCAGATACACATCTGGGTTTGTGGTCACAATTCGCAATAGGTGCGCAAATTCCGTTAGGAGAG